ACGACTGTGGGCCTACACGATGGCTGAAAGCACGAAGGTTGCGCCGGAATGGGTCGATTGCCTGAACCTGTGCTATGAGCGCGTGTTGGTTCCTTGTCCGCCACTGGTCGAAATCTTCCAGGGTAGCGGGGTCGAAGTGCCGGTGCATTACGTGCCATTGGGGGTGGATGCGCGGCCTATCGACTGGCGCGAACGGGCGCTGGATGGCGATAGGCGCACCATCATGACCTACTCGCTGGGTGACATGCGCAAGAATGCCCAGGATGCGATGATGAGTTGGCATCGGGTATTGGGCGACGATGACCGCTATGAACTGGTCATCAAGTGCCGCGATAACCCCATGTGGCTGACCAACTGTGCGCAGCCAGGGGTGACGATTGTACGCGGCGAACAAAGCGCTGAGGATTATCAGGCGCTGATGAATCGGGCGGCGGTGTTCATGTTTCCGAGCCGGGGCGAGGGCTTCGGCCTGCCCCCGCGTGAGGCGGTGCTGATGGGTATTCCCACGATTGCCACGCAATGGCTGGGCCTGTGGGACGTTGATCGGTGGGGCTTCCCGGTGAGTGTGCTGGAAATGTGGCCGTCACAGTTTGACGGCAAGTTGAACGCTAACGCCGCTGACAGTCTGTGGGTGAATATCAGTCGGACGCATCTGGACGCACAGTTGCGCTGGATTGTCAATAACTACGAGGCCGCGCTGGAACATACCTGGAAGGGCCGTGAATATTTGCTGGCGAACTTCACCTGGAAGCGCACGGCGGCGGACATACTGGACATTCTCGATGTCTAAAATCCTGTACGTCATCGCCACCGGCAACCCCGGCGGGGCAGAGAAGCAAGCCGCCAACCTGATCCACCAGATGGTGCAGCGCGGCATAGATGCCAAGCTGGGCATTTACTACGGTTTCGGCGACATGCCGGGCAACCTGCGCAGCTTTATCGAGGCTAACAACGTGCCGCATGTCAACTTCGGCCCGATGAACCGGCCCTACGCGATACAAGGGTGGTTCCAGGGTGAAGCGCCGGATATGGTGATTGGCTGCGGTTATCCGACGGGGCTAACCACCGCAATGCTGGCCTTACGTGCGGGCGTGAATACCCGTGTCATTCGCTTGGAAAGTGTGGGCCATGTGCGAGAACAGTTCCCTACGCCGGAAGATGTCGAAATGGCTGGGATGCAGGCAGCAACCCATATCGTCGGCAACTCGCAAGCGGTGGTCGATAGCATTCCGCTGTACTGCGGCGGCGACATCCACAAGGGGCGTATCATCGCCAATGGGGTACATATCCCCGACCTGACAACCGAACTACGCCAACGGGCGCGGCGCTATTGGGGCCTTAACGATCATCATGTGGCTGTTGGCTTGCTGGCGAACTTCCGGCCCGATGGCATCAAGAATCAGCCGATGCTGGTACGGGTGGCTGAACGGCTTGCACCGAACTACGCCAACCTGCGCTTCATCATGGCGGGCTATCCCAGTGACTACAGCGACACCATTCAGCGCATGGTAGATGAACGCGGCCTGCATGATGTGGTATGGCTGCCGGGGCGCTTGGATGATCTGGACATGCTGGCGGGGTGGGACATTGCCGTGAATTGCAGCACCACCGAAGGGCTGAGTAACGCGGTCATGGAGTGCATGGCCTACGGGCTGCCGTGTGTGATTACGGATGTCGGCGGGAATAAGGCGCTGGCGAAGCATGTTGGGGTAGCCAGCGTACCCTTAAATGATGACAAAAAAATGGCTGGCTATTTGAATCTGCTGAGATCACATGAAGCCTGTCAGTACAGTGGGCAACATGCACGGCAAGCAATCATCGACAATTATTCGTGGGACAAGGTGATTGACCAATGGCTCGACCTGATGTAACCGTCGTCATCCCGGCGTACAATCCTAACCCTGCCGACTTGCAGCGGGCAGTCGATAGCGCCTGGGCCAATGAATGTATCAAGACAGTCATCGTCGTAGATGATGGCAGCGATACCCCGTTGGATGTCTCAGGCTGTACCCTGCTACGCATTGAACATCAGGGCGTATCTGCGGCCCGTAACGCTGGCTTGAATGTCATCAAAACCGGTTGGGTGATCTTCTGCGATCAGGACGACGAATATGCACCGGGCGCAATTGATGCCCTGCGGGAGGCGGTTCGCACCCGCAAGCAGTACGCCTATGGCGACACGGCTTATCCGCTGCAAGACGAAACGCACAAGCCCGGCGCATGGCATCCGAAGCTGAATGTCGGACAGTTTGGCACACGCTACGGCTTCCTGTGGCATACAGGCCATAAGCTGCGTTATGACGACTTCCCGTACAACGATTGGGATATGGTGCTGCAACTGGAAGCGGCGGGCTGTGTGGGCGTGTATGTGCCACAGGTGACGTTGATGCACTACAAACGCGATACAGGCATGATGAGCCAGCTTACGCCACAGCAGCGTCAGCAAGCGATGGAACGCTTAAGCACACGGTGGGGGTGGGACTGATGGCACTGACCGCACAGCAACTGAGTGACCTGCGTACCGATCTGGGCGATAGCAACACGGCCTTCGGTGACTCGGAATTGCAGCGGAATTGGGATCGCATGGTGAACGCCGCCAGCGACTTGCAACGGCACAACGCGACGCTGGCGCTGTCATGGCGACAACTGCTTGCCAGCGCGTCCAAGCTACACGATTACACCGCCGGGGCGACGGGTGAGAAGTTGAAGCAAGTCCGCGACAACATCAAGGATATGTACGAATTGTACGCCGATGATCTGGAAGCGGCGCTGGGGACGAACAGCAATATCCTCAAGTCGAAGATCGCCAGCTACCCACACCAGACCCGTACACTGCCGTCTGAGGAAATCGGGCGGCAGCGGCGGATTGGGTCAGGGAGCATTGAATAATGCCCAACCTGAACACATATCTTGATTGGGATGCTACCGGCGATACTGAGGATTGGCTGTCACAATTTAGCCGCGATCCTGGCTTCATGATTGGACATCGCGGCGTGAGTGTGGTGCTGTACCGCGACGGCGTGGCACAAACCGCGCAAGACTTCCTGATCGCACCATTAGGGCAAGCAAGCGCTACACAGGAAGCGAATACGGAAGTCGGGCAGGGCAGTCGCGACGAACTACTGGTGCTGGGATTCGCCGATGCGGATATTCGCAAGGGTGATGAGTTCCGCTATCAGGCAACAGGTACGCGGCGCAATTATCGGGTGACGTATGTGGAGAAGGCAGTACACAATCAGACACAAAGCAGGGCGGAGCAAATCCAGTAATGACCTCCATTAACTGGCACGGCACAGACCGGCGCATGAAGCAGCGCATTGGCGCGTATGGCGAGGCGGTTAAGCAAGCCTCGTTCAATCTGGGGCAGCATTGGGGCGCGGTGCTGGAAGCGTATGCCAAATCGCAAGCCCCCTGGACTGACCGCAGTGGTAATTTAAGGCAAGCGCTATGGGGACGTGCGTTTCTCATTCAAAACGGGGATGCCGTTATGATTGTGCTATCTCATGGACTTGATTATGGGATTTTCTTAGAAACCCGTAATGCGTCTAGATATGCCATCGTGCGGCCTGCGCTTGAGGTTCATTATGGGCAAGTGTGGGACAGTTATAAACGTATGCTTGGTGGCAGGTAATATGGTATAATAAACAGATGCCGTTCGCGGTGCTAGAACACCCAACGGCACTATCGCTAGTCAGTCGAACCGGAGCGACAGCATGTCTGATTCTACCACGAAACCATGTACTGTATGTAAGCAAATCCTACCGGCAACAATTGAATACTTCCACCCAAATAAGGCTTGTCGAGATGGTCTACATACTCAGTGTAGAGAATGTCGCAATGCAAGACGCAGAAAAGCGTGGGCTGAAAATGCCGATGAGATCAACGCACGTCGCCGCGCTGAATATGGTGGCGAAAAGCAGCGCCGCAACATCGAATATCACCGCCGATGGCGCAAGGAACACGAAGATATATACAGGGCTGGCAAACGGAAGTGGTATCAAGAAAACAGGGAACATGATCTAGCGAAATCGCGTGAATGGCGTGAGAAAAACGCAGAGTATAAAAAACAATATGACAGTGAATACGCTAAGCGCAACTACGCAAAGGTACATGAGAAGAAGTCCAATTGGGCGAGTAATAATCGCAGGCGTATAAACAAACTACGCCGCGAAAAGTACGCACAAAATCCAATAGATCGCAGATTATCAAACGTTCGTCGTGAGGCACGTAAGCGAATGTTACCTGATACCTTCACGAAATCTGATTACGATTTTATGTTGGCTTACTGGAATGGGAAGTGTGCTGTATGTGGTTCTGGAAAAAAACTTCAAATGGATCACTGGACGCCGCTGTTTGATGAGAGTTGTCACGGCACTGTTCCAGATAATATTGTTCCACTTTGCAGATCATGTAATGCTAGTAAACAACATAGGTATCCTAAAGAATGGCTTGAGTGGAAATATCCAGAGATTGCCAACAAGATACTCGCTCGAATAGAGCGATACTTTGAAACAGTTAGCTAAGCGCCCTTCGGGGCGTTTTTGTTTGGGGTACACATGGCATTACAAGAAGCAGCAATCAAGGCATTACTCACAGGCGACAGCGGCGCGGGCGGGATCAATACTCTGGCGGGCGGCAACATCTTTATCAACCCCGACGACTTCGCTAACAACGACGGCGCAACATCCAGCAATCTCGACGCAGCCGGGGCGTATGATGCCAACGGCAATTTGGAACCGTGCGCCGTGATCGCGTTTGGTGTGGACACCAAGTCGAATATCCAATTGGGCGAACGGCGCTTCTTTAGCGTGTACCTGTACGATGAGAGCGGCTTCGCCACCATCCGCAACATGAAGCAGCGCCTCAAGATTGTGCTGGATCGCAAAACGATCAACAGTGACGACGAAACGGCCAACTATATCGAGTACGTGGACAGCGGGCCGGAATTCATTGACGAAGGGTTACAAAACGCATCCGCCAGTTGGGTGCGGTGCTTTGTGCTTTACACACGTTCACAATAACAAGTAGGAGAGTAAACGATGCCCGGTGTAGCTTCCTTCGGTGAAGTGATTTTTGTGTTGGGGGACTTGATTGTCGCCCCGTATGATGTAGACAATGATGCTTACGGCGCACCATTTTCGTTGGTGCATGGTCAGCAGTTGATGGTGGAGCCGGAAAGCGATACCGACGACCTGCGCAGCTATGGTGTCATTGGCGATATGCTGGCGATCCCGGTAGCGGCCAATATCACGTTGGGGCAGGGCGCGATGGATCGTGACGGTTTCCGTATTGTCGCTGGCTCCAACGATTACACCAGCGGCACAACCCCCAACCGTGTCGTGACTGTTGATTTCAAGGCAGGGCTGGATGGCGACCTGCCTTACTTTGGCGCGATTGGCGTAGGGCGCACCACTGGCGGCGGTTATGCCGTCGTGGGCCTGCAAAAGTGCAAGCTGGGCAATCAGCCCAACTTCTCACTGGACGGCAATCAGAACCAATTCATGGTTCAGGAAATCGAAGGACGCGCGATTCCAGTCGTGCGTAACAATATCCAAATGAATATCCGCCTGAAGATTTACGAAACTGATACCGACTGGACAGCCCCGACAACGGGTAGCGCGTTCAAAGCGTTCTTCACCAGTCCGGTGGTGGCGTAAGATGACGTATACCATTGCAAGCCCGTCTGACTTTGGGCAGGCTGAGGAAGTGCAGTTACCCTCGCAGGCTGGCACAGATAAGGCCGTTCTTTTGCGGCGGCCTGATGTCATTGACCTGATCGCCAGTGATGGCAATGTGCCGGACTTGCTGAGTGATCTGGTCATGCGCGGGGTGAACGGCGGCGAACAGGTCGAGTTAGGCATCACCAAAGAGAACCTGCCGGACATCGGCAAGACGCTGGATATTGTCGCCAAAGCCTGCTTCGTGCAGCCCAAATTGTGGGACAATGCCGAAGCCGACGGTGAGCATATCCCGGTCAAGTGGCTGACGTTCCAGGACAAATCGTTCGTGTTCGCCTGGGCGTTGGGAGGGGAATATCAGAGCGCTAAATCCTTTCGTGACGAACCGGACGCAGGTATGGACGCTGTACCATCAAGCAACGGCGCTGCACACAAGTCCAAGTCAAAGGCTGGGGCTGCAACGTAACCCCTGGATTGCTTACCAGTTCGATAACGCGGTGCTGACCTTTGGGCGCTACGTCGAGGCCGAACTGGACAAGGTCAAGGGACGCAGCGATAAGACCACACGCATTAAACGGCGCATGAAGCTGCACGACCTGCTGGGCTTGCCCAAGTATATGCCCACGTTGGACGTGGGTTCGCTGCGGGCGATTGAGTGATACACTACCCGTAATATTTACGGATAGGAGGTGTATCATGCGAAGCTGGGTGTACGCGGTGGTAGTGCTAGCGTTTGTGGCAACGGGTTTCTTTATCGGGCTGGCGGTATCGTTGCTGGATAATGCGATAGCGGTTGCCGGGTCTGCGGCCTTAGCCGGGTCGATTGGGGTGTTGGCGGTACTGCTGATGCTGTGGCGAATTGAAATCCATCTGCACCAGCACACGAAGATACTGATGTACATGGCACGACAACGCAAGACGGACTGACCGATAGCGCCCTCCGGGGCGTTTTTTATTTGAAGGTGACTGATGTTCAATAACCCCGGCGGCGGTGGATTCGATCTTGGCTCGGCTCATGGCCGCATAATCATAGCGTTTGACGGGTCAGGCATCAAACAAGCCCAGCAGCAAATGGATGGCGCGTTCCAGAATATCGGGCGCGGTATCAGCAGCATCGGCGGCCAGTTCCAGCAGGTCGGAGCGCAAATGACGCTGCTGACTGCACCGATTATCGCCTTTGGCGCGCAGGGGGTACAGGCAGCCGCCCGCTTCGAGGATGCGCTGAAAGAAATCGAAGTGCGGGCCGGGCTGACCACTGACCAGATGGAAAGTGTGCGCAGCAAGGCGCTGGAAATCGGGCGCGATACGCAATTCAGCGCTGGTCAGGGTGTTGAGGCATTCTTGCAACTGCTGACCGCCGGGCAAAGCGTTGAGGAAGCGTTTCTGACGATTGATAGCGTCATCATGGGCGCGGCGGCCAGTGGTGAGGAATTGGGCTTTGTGTCCGACGGCCTGACCGACATTATGGCCGCGCTGAACCTGCGCGTAGAGGATGTGGGCGGTGTAGTGCAGGCCATGTCAGACGCGGCGGCTTCCTCAAGTGCTGAATTCAGTGATCTGGTCATGGGCTTTCAGAACCTGGGCGGGGCGGCCAGTCAATTTAATATCCCGATGCGTGAACAGGCGGCAATTCTGGCGCTGTTCTCCGAGAACGGCATTAAGGGCGCTGAAGCGGGTACACAACTGCGCTCCATGCTGCGAGCGATGTCAGCGGATACCGACCGCACACAGGGCGCGTGGCAACGTCTGGGAACCTCCATGTTTGACGCCACCGGCGCGGCGCGGCCTCTGGGCGATGTCATGGAAGATATTCGCGCCGGACTTGCCGGGATGACTGATGAACAGCGCACACGCACTATTCAGGACTTAGCGGGATCGTTCGGGCAGTTGGGGCTGATTGCTTTAACCAGCGGCGACAGTATCGAAGATATGATGTCTATGATGTCACAGGGCGCAGACGTGGCTGATGTTGCCGCCGCCCGTATGGACACCTTTTCAGGCGCGATAGCCTTCCTGCGCGGCAGTATCGAAACGTTCCAGATCAACACCCTCACGCCGTTCCTGAACGATGTACTGCGTCCACTGGTCATGCGCGTGGCGGAACTGATTAACGCCTTCGATGCCTGGGGGCAAGAAAACCCGGCACTGCGCAATACGATTGTGGGACTGGTCGCAGCAGTCACGACGCTAGGCCCGGCGATGATTGGCATTGGCACGATCTTAAAAGTGGTCGGCCCGTTGCTAGGTGGTTTCGGCACAGTGTTGGGCATTATCGCATCACCAATTGGTATTGTCGTTGCTGGCGTTTCAGGATTGGCACTGGCACTGGATGCATTGAACGTCATTGATCTTAGCCACTTTGGGGATGTGTTAAGGGGTATTGCAGGAACCGCACAACTCATCATCGAAGGCAATGAAAGCTGGATTGACTCCCTTACTGAAACCATTATGACAGTTGGGGATTTGTTGAAAATCCCCCCGGAACAAATGCGCCCCATCGCGCAAGAAATAGGGCGCGTGGGCGAAGCCTTCAATCGTTTCCTTGAAGCGACCCAGGCCGGTGTGCCGTTGTTTGATGCCGCCATGACGCTCATCGGCGACATTTTCGGCAGTGAGTTTGAGGGTGAGGTCAAACGGGTACTGGATGAAGTCAGCCTGTTTGTTGGGCAGGAAGTCATCCCACGCCTGGAAGCCCTGCGCGATTGGTTTGTCACCGATGCCCTGCCTGCGATTGTGGATTTTGTGAACAATACTGCGCTGCCTGCCATTCAGGGCTTTCTGGACATATTAGAGGGTTCGTGGCTGTTTGTCAGTGTGGCATTGCAGGCGCTGTACCAATGGTTTGTCGAGAACGGCTTGCCGGTTATTCAGGGTGTGATTGAAACTGTTAAAGAAAAGTGGGATGAGTTTCAGACGACACTCTCTAATTTATGGGCAACCGTACAGCCGCACTTGCAGCCGATAATCGACTGGTTCCGCGACACGTTTCAACACATCGCTACCAACTACATCCAACCAGTCATTAACGCTGTACAGTCGATTATTGACCGCGTGGGTCAGGCGCTGGATCAGCTTCGCATTTTAGGCGGTGGCGCACCGGGGTCGGTTGGCGTGACTGGCCCGCCCGGTTACACCCCGGTATTCGGTTCACAGTCGTATGACATGGGCGGCCTGATACGGGCAGGACAACCCGCGTTGATCGGCACGGGCGCACAACCGGAACTATTTGTACCCTCCACATCCGGCACGATGGTTCCCAACGCGGATCAACTCATGGGCGGCGGCATCACTATCCAGAACCTGACCATCAGCGCCAATAGCTACGCCGAGGGTGCAGCGGCAGCCGAGGGCTTTGACGCACGGATGAAACAATTACGCAGGAGCGCGGGCTAATGCCACTGACACGCTACGGTTTTATCGGCACAGCACAGGCGTTTGACTTCACCGAGTCCTACGTGGCGCTGGGCAATTTCAACGACAACTTCCGCCGCTTGGATGAGAAGATCACCGACCTACCGGGGAGTGTCGGTGGGCATGATGAACAGGGAACCGGCATCGCTTCGCAGCGCAGCGGGGTTGTCCGGCAGGAACTGACGCTGGTAGCCCGCAGTCGAGCGCAGATGAGCGCAAGACGCGATGCCATCAACGGAATGGCAGGGTGGGGCAAGCAGCGGTTGTACATGCAGCCGTCCGACAGCGCCGCCGAAGAACGCTATTGCGATGCGCGGATCATTGACATTGAGTATGACAAACAAGAAGATCGTTTCAGTGACCTGCACCAACCGTTCCGCATTACCTGGTCGGTGTCCTATCCGCGCTGGCTAACGGAGGGTAGTGTCGGCGCGATCTGGGGCATTGCCTTGTATGGACAAGCGGAATGGCCGGGGATCGCCCTGGCCGCCAGTGGGGTGCTAACGGAAACAACCCTGACCAACAGCGGCAACGCCATCACCCATCCACAGATCACCATTGCTTGCAGCGGGTCACAAACGGCGGAAAACCCGACCATCCAGCGCATTGTCGATAGTGTGGTGGTCGATGAAGTGACGCGCACCATGACCCTCGGTAACAGCGAAACACTGGTGATTGATGCGCGGGATTTATCGGTGCTGTACGAGGGCAATGATGCGTTTGACAGCGCCTTCGATTACGATCACCCGGAATGGATGCGCTTGCTGCCGGGGAGCAATACTATTCGCGTGGTGTTCGCCAACAGCGGCGACGCAGCCACTGTGACGTTCAAATACAATGATGCGTACTACGGGGTGTGATGGCTATTCTGGTTGAGGTATTTGACGCAGCAGGCAACCGGTTGGGTAAAGGCCCGATACGGACGACTACCGCCGCCTCAGTGACAAGGGTACTCGATGGTTGCGGTAGTTTTACCGTAGACCTGCCAGGGACTGACGAACGGGCGCTGGATTTAATACAACCCAAGCGCCGGGTACGGGTACTGCTGTGGGATGAACAGGATAACCAACGCCAGTTGGTTGAAGGCATTGTTGAGTCTATCGGTGCAAAAGACGACAGCAGCGGTTGGGTGCTGACTGTGGACGGTCCTGATTTGCTTGCCGAGCTTAAGTTTACTAACGTGCTGTTGGGCCGTATCTATGATGCAGACAGTGTGCAGGACATTGTCGACGATCTGCTGGGGCTGACTTCCGGGTGGACACGCAGCGGCAACAACACCGATCTGCTGAGTGTGCGCCTCGACGGAGCCAGTATCCTCAAGGCGCTGCAATCTGTCGTCCAACAGCAGGGCATCCACTTCCGGCAGGGCAGCACGGCAGGCACACTTGAGATCGGGGCGTTTGGGGTCAGCAATGGCCTACGGATTATCAACGCGCCGCATGTTCGCAGTGATCTGGCGGGCAATGATGATGTGTTGCTAATCGAGAGCTTTATCAAACTTCAGGACAGCGAAAGCCTGGTCAACTGGCTGCTGCCATTGGGGGCCGGCGAGGGCGATGCTATGTTGAGCCTGGAATTCAGCACTCGCACCACACCTTATACCATCCAAAGCACCACCGGGCCGGACGGGAGAACGCTGTACTACCTTGAGAACAGCGCCAGCATCACCAGCTACGGGCAAGTTGAGAAAATCGGCACATTTAAGGACATAACGCCCATCGGGACATCCGCTGCTGCTGTCGAGGCTGCTGCTAATGCGCTGTACGATACGGCGGTGGCATGGCTGGATCGTTACAAAGACCCGTATGAGAGCTACAGCGTGACGGTGCGTAAGCCCAGAACGAACATCCTACCGGGTGATAAAATCCATGTGCGCTACAAAGGACTGATTACCAATGACATGGGCGAACTGGTAACGTATCGTGACATTAATAGTGACTTCTTTATCATGGAAGTGGCTGAGATATACGGGCCACGTGGGACGCAGTTGCGCCTCAAGATCGCCAACATTGACCGCTACGAAGTGGACAATGCGCGGGTGGTGATCGGTGCGTTGGAAGATATACGCATCAATAATGTCTCGGTGAAGCCTTATTTCTCACACTATACCTATGTTGACCAGTTTGAAATTGACAGCAGCAACAATGTCACCTTCGAATTGAATGTCACCAATGCAGTGCAGGCGATTAACCGGGTGGTGCTGCGAGTTGTCACATCACCTTTCCGGGCATTGGCAAGTGGGGCCGCTTCTGGCGGTGGCTCAACATCAGGTAGCGGTGGCGGTAGCGCCCCGACCAGCAGCGCAACAGCGCATAGGCATGTTTGGGCGGTGCGTGATGAAACTTACGAGGGTGGATTTACCGTTCGTCAATATCGCGCTGATAACCCTAGTGGTGGTTTTGTATTCTTTGAGCTGCCGACTTCGGAAAGCCTTGACCCACTGCGCTCATTCAACGAATCGCCCGAACACACGCACACCGTAACCATCCCCAGTCATACCCACAGTGTGCCAGCGCACACCCATAATCTCAACTATGGAATTAACGATGATACCGACTTTCCAGATAGTATCGGTATCCTGGTTAATTCACAGGTAGTCGGGATTGGCCTGGATTCCGGCGGTACAGGGTTGGACACTGAGATCGACATCACCGATGAAATTAACAGCGTGGCAACCTTGCAGGCAGCACACCCGATTGTCATTTCATGCAGTGGTGGGCAGGGATTGGTAAAAGTCTATTTGGATGTGTACGAAACCATCCAGACAATCAGTGTGTTCTCATGATACAATCAAAAGATCAGAGTGAGGGTTGAGAATGATGATTGTATTATTGATGTCACTTATGCTGTGGATAGCTCCAGTAGATACAGCCTTCCAGCAGGGCGAACCCTGCCCCGGCATTACCATCGTTGAAAATGGTGTACAGGCCTTTACCTTTGGTGAGCCGCGTATCGGCCCTTACACGGATGTCTTCAGCTACGTGCTGGGGGGTATTGAATACATTGACCGGACATGCGGGGTGCGATTGACGGCAGACTACTTCCTGCCCTAGCACCACCCCGACCACCCATCCACAAAAGCGCCCACTAAGGCGCTTTTTTGTTTTCCAGGAGCGAACATGGCACAGGACATTACGGTAGACACCAGCAACATCGGCCCGGCGGGATCGACGATTGACCCGGCGGACTTTACCACGCCGTTCGGCGATCTTGAGGGCGCAATCGAAGACCTGCTGAATGGCACCCAGCCGTTCGACCAGTTGAACTTCGAGACCGCCACCGAACTCACGATAGCCAGCGGCGTGATCACCGTCACGCAGTCCATGCACACGGTGGACACCGAGAGCGACGCAGCCAGCGACGACCTGGACACCATTACCGGCGCGGATGGCGATGTGTTGTATCTGCTGCCTGCCGATGATGCCCGCACAGTAGTCCTCAAACATGGCACGGGCAATATCGTCACGGGTGATGGCAGTGACCGCAGCCTGGACAATACAGGACGGGCCGCGCATCTGGTGCGTTTCGGTTCAACCTGGGTACTGGTCGGCTTCATCGAGACTGGCGGCGGCGGGGGCATGACCTCATTCACCGTTGCGGGCGACACGGGCGGCGGGCAGACGATCACCGATGGCAATACCCTGAGTATCCTGGGTGGAACGGGCATTGGCACAGCCGACAGCGCAACCGATACCGTCACGGTCAACCTGGACATCGACAAGTTGGACACGGGTACGCCCGTCGATACCGATACGCTGGTGTTCAAGGATGTTGACGACACCAACACGCCTAAAGAGGCGACAATCGCCACCATTCTGGCGTTGGGTGGCGGCGGGTCAACACCACGCGGGCATATTATCGGTCTGGAAGTGAATGTCACCGGCGACGAAGCCATCACGATTGCTGAGGGTCAGGCGCTGGATGATACCCATGCCGTCCTGATGTCCAGCGCCAACGGCGGCGGCTCGGTTGATATGACCACCACCGGCATTAACGCGCTGGATACCGGTACGATTGCATCCGATACCATTTACTACGTGTGGATGTGTAGCGGCGGCAGCGGTACGGGCTTCATCGCCTCTCTGAGTGCAACCACACCGACACTGCCAACCGGCTATGATGACAACAAACGGTACGTCGGGGCGGTTGTGACCGATGCGACCAGCGACCTAATTAAACAGAAAACCGTCGCCGGTGGCGGGTGTAAGCGGGAAGTCCGCTTTACGGAAGTAGCAGACGCAGCGCCCTATCGCATTCTGAATGCCGCTGATCTTGGGAATGGGTCAGGCGCGGCAACAGCTATTGATTGCAGCGGTCTATTGCCGACGACATCCCGTTATGTCATCGCTTATGTAAAACTCGCGCAACCGGCAGCAACAATAAACACGTTCTGGTTTGTCAACAGCGTATCGCGCTTCATGTACACAGCAGGGTCGTTTGATGCATTCAACTTTGAAGGCGTTTTTGAGGTTAGCAGCAGTCAGGTGGGGGCCGCTTATGGCGATGCCCAGGATGAAAATATGAGTTTCTACATTCACGGTTATATCGACAATCTCAGCCCCGACCTGATTAGCGCTTAGGAGGCGATATGACGATACGCATACTCTTTGAGGGCCGAACACGGCACAATATCCTACGCGGCGAATTGACAACCGCTAGCATCACCGTTGAGCGCATGGGCTACGGCGGACGCGGCGATCTGGGGCATGGTTGGGTGGAAGTGGACGATCGGGACGTGACGACTGCCACTGCCGTGATTGCGGTGCATGATGGCACACAGTTGACCCCGGCAGAGCAGGCCGAGGCCGCTGAAGCGGCGGCGCTGCAAGCCGACATTGACGCGCTGGACACAGCGGACGATACGCAGTTGCGGGCGATCCTCAAGCGCCGGTTGCTGGGGGTGCAGGCCACACGCGAGGGCGGGCGGTGAGTACAAACGCACACAAACTCGCCCTGCTGATGCACGGCGGCGGAGCGGGGGCGTTCGGCGAGGGTGCGGTCATTTTAGACGACTTCAACCGGCCCAACGAAAGCCCTGCGAACGATAACTGGACGTGGGTATTCGGCCAGGGCGATGTCGTTGATAACCGATTGGTTGCTGTGGGAAGTACGTCAAACCTGGGTGTTTGGAATACACCACCCACGAAGGCTGATTATGATCTCACGGCAACGTTATCTATAGTTGGGCCGGAGGGTGGCGCACCAACGCCCCTTGCCGCTTTTTTACTGCGTGCAAAGGACACAGCGGAAATTGCTACTTTTGATGCGTATCAGGTTGCGTTTGTTCTGGATAGCACCGGCAATCATCATGTTGCGTTTGGTCGGTTGGATGACGGTGTTGGCACTGAGCTTGACACCGTAGCAATTGACGATCTGGAAGATGGAATGCAGATTGGAGCGCGTATCCGAGGTGACACAATAGCTGCTTACGAGAATCGGGGCGAAGGCTGGGCATTTATAGGACAGGTGGAAGACGCAACATACAGCCAGTCAGGTAGTTTTGGGGTTCGTATCAATACGAACACATCGTTGGAATTAGATGATTTCGCAGTAGGGATGCTACCGGGATGAACCCCGCGCCGCGTGGTATAATACCAGCATGACTTACGACACCGAATGGTCACTCAACGTCGTGCTGCTGCTGTGCGTGATCGCGCTGGCGGCGTGGGCCGGGATGCGAGAGGGGTGAGGGGCGCATTACAGCGCTGTAATGTTGGCGCGGTGGAATGTTACGGGAATGAAAGGGAGTGGGGGGCCGAAGCCCCCGATGTTCAGCGAGAGAAGGGCCTCTCTCTCTCAGGGCGCTTACCTTCACACAATGCATGATGAATTCGAGTGAGGTAAGTGCTAATCAGACTGGTACGATCCTGCGCTAAGTCCATAACGGGTTGTGTCAGGATATGCCGCCGTTTGTGTTTCACAGCTTCCATTTGTCCAGGTACGAAGTTGATACCCGTCTTTGGCTTATTATCCTCATTGTAGAAATACTTCGCATCCCAGGGGAACAGGTGGTAAGTCTGTCGTTCGCCGTAATCGCAGATCAGCGCAATGATGTGTCCATAGACACCGCGCTCAACTTGCTTGGGTGAGAAGCTCCAGCGAAAACGCTTTGCGTTGTGACTGTAATCTAAGGTTGAGTATTTAACTTCAACCCAGATATGTCCATAGGCTACGATGTCTACGTCTGCAAACTGTACCGCTTTGCCCGGTAGGGCAGGGACACCACGTGATGCAAGATACTCTATGAACATCATCTCACTGGCGGTTCGAGTTTCATGGGGCGATAAACGGTTCTGGGTTTTACCACGTTCTCTCATACAGGTTTTGCATTCACTTATGACATGGGCAGGTTCGGTTGGAACAACTATCTTACCACGATACTTAGAGCGAAAGTGGAAATCGACTAATGCAACTTCCTTCTTACAACCATTGCAACTTTTTGTTATAGTACGTGCTGTAGTCATGCGACTCTCCATTTGTTTGACTACCGACAGCCAGCGCTGAACTCGCTGGCTGTCTTCATTTGCGATGTACTTATTTTATCACATTTATCATAGTAATACCACAACTTGTTTATAAATATAAGAGTTCTTATCAGACGGGAATGTGTTATAATGGGCCATAAGCGACCAGCGCATATATCGCAACTTTATCCCCAGGAGGCGACATGGCAGACCTGTACGACGAAACCGAACGGCGTAAACTTGCCGAGATAATCATCGGGGATACTGAACCCGATCACGGGACACGGGACGATCTAATCGAGCGCTTGACAGAAGCATTGCATCCTGACACAGACACAATACCCATCGACGTTCTGCGGATTTTTTTTGATGACGATCCCCCTGCCCCGCCGCCCCAGCCCGGAGCGTAGCCCTGCCCCGGAGTCATGGCGCGAATTATAACGAACTTATAACCGCCGCTAATGGCGTTCTGTAGTATACTGTTCATCAGGGATATGCGCGTCCAACGTATTATTCCTTCACTCGTAGCCGGGGCTGTCCCCCCGGCTTCTTACATCGCCCCGCTCAAGGCTGGCTGCGTCGTAGCAGCGGGGGCGACTGGAACGCTCCGGTACGCAATCCGGCGACAGGGTGCAAGGCCCCCACACCGCAGGTACAGCGCGATCAGGCGGAAACGCAGCGCACAAGCGCATTCGTTGCCTGAGAAGTCCATAGGGATACTGTAACTAAGAGCCTCCGACTGTCACAAAGCACCCCATACCGGGGTGTTTTTGATTCCCGCCCCTGCCCCGGTATGCGCACGGTTTGCATTGCGTTACAATGCACATACTTATGCTGACAGGGGTGTTAATGTACGGTATCATTACCGTATGACGATTGTGTGTATTTGGGGGAAACATGACACCATTACCCATCAAGGCGACGAACAAACGCCAGCGCGAACTCAAGGCGTTAGGCTATACCGTGATGATCGAGGCAGGCGAGTACATTGCCTTCGATCCGCAGGGGTACGACTTTAAGCCAGTGTTGATTGCGGATATGGCATGGCATCTGTGCGATCTGGATTCAAAGGGGATTGACACAGTAACGCCACTGAACTTCAAGAATTCGAGCATCACCTAAACGCACAAACGCCGGGATGTTGTCAGCACCCCGGCGCGTGTCACGCTTACCACCATACCCATCATGGAGGCAACCGCTGTGGAATATTGTAATGCAATATGTTGTTCGCTGCCTCTGCCAAGCGGGGGCTTAGATGAACAGTGAAGCCCTAGAGATGATCTTATTGGTAGAAGATAGTCAGAGTGATGCTATCTTGACCATTCGCGCACTGCGGCAAGGGTTGATTGCGAACCCGGTAGAACATATTAGCGACGGCAAGACAGCGATTCAATACCTGATGGATGAATCCAAGCGACTGCCTACGCTGGTCATGCTTGATATTAAACTCAACGGTCACGATGGGCTGTGGGTTTTAGAACAGATGCAAGCCCAACCAGCAACCCGACTGATTCCGGTGATGGTCTTCACCCATTCCGACCAACAGGAGGATCGTATTCGCAGCTTTGGGTTAGGCGCGAGTGTGTATGTCCGTAAGCCGGTGACTGCTGAGACATTGCAGCAAAACATCAAAAGTCTAGGGTTGTATTGGTCGCTCACCAGTACCCCGCCACCGGAGGGCTTTTTCTAATGCCGCCAGGTTTTGACATCGGAGAAATACTCGCTACACCAGGCGGGACGCTGATTGCGGCGGCAATGGTTATCCAGGGGATTGTCCTGGTGATGTTGGTCTATGTGTTGATTAAGCGACCATCTACCAGCGGCAATGGCAATGGGCATACCGTAGAACTGGCGAGCCAGTTTGCCACCAACCAACATCAGGTCATCATGGGCCTGTTGGAAGGGCTAGGCCATATCGACACTACCCTACGTGCGCAGCAGATCACCCTCGAAACACTGGCGAAAAACGAAGGCAATCGTGAGGCGCGGTGGGAGTTAGGCAATGCTAAATCCGATCAGCAATCGGATAACATTGAAGCGTTGAAAAGTCAGCAAGAGCGCTTAGGCAATTTCATGGTGACTGCTGTAAACAAAGGTGAGGGCCGTGAGGAAACCTACAAAGCGCTGGCAGAGAGTATCCAGAAAACACAAAGTACCATGATGACAATACTCTCCGATATTCGCCGCAAATTCGACCCCACCCCGCCGCCAGCCGAGGCGCTGCCCCCGCGCAACGTCAAGCCGTTGGATGCGGACGGGGCGAAGGATGCGACGGTGGATAGTGGACGCAATGAGAGTACAGGAGCGGCGGCTTAGATGGCTGAAATAAAATATTGCATTAAGTGCGGGAATCGTTTCGCTGCGGACAAGTCCAATCATGTTTATTGCCCAAGTTGTTATCGTCGCATCCTTGATTGGAATGAATTTGCACAGTCAAAGAAACAAGTGCTTATGCGTGGTAAGTGTGTAAGGGTAATCATGCAACACCATGCCAAATTTGATATGACTCCCCACCTCAACTGGGAACCAATCGAGGATATTGCACTTGATTATGAGTACGATAGATTGGTTTGGCGCGATGCCTAATACACCACCGATCACCCCCGGCGCGATGATGCCTCTACCGCATAGACCACCCCATGACAAGGCGTTCTCGAAAACGGAGATTACTTGGGAAGGTACACCAGTGGCTGATGGTTGCTATGACTGCGGCATTCCTTACGGGGATGATGCCTGGATTGAAATATTAGTCCCGAATGATGTGTGGGCTGTCATTGCCCCGCACGATGGGCAGGGCCTATTGTGTATCAATTGCATTGCCCAGCGTTGTGTGGAAGCTGGCCTTGAGAATGTCCCAATGATGATTGAGACCGGGCCGCTTGTTGTCGGCGAGTTCAAATTGAAGACACCATTTCTGAGCGATTTGCCATGACCCCCAACACCCCGCCCTTCTCACGCATCAAACTCATCCCCGACATCGAAGCCATGTCGCCGCGCGTTGACGACACCACGCTGTTCCAGGCGATACCAGCGGTGGACGTGACAGCGCAGGCGGGCGGCGAGTCGGCATTCAGCTTCAACTTCGCGGGCAACGTCTACGAGGATGGGCGCTGGTTTGGCGCTGACGGCTACCTGGAACTGCTGAAAGCATCCCAAGCGCGGTACGTCAACCTGACGGGCGCGGCGCAATATGAGCAAGCGGTACAGCGGGCGCTCATGATCCAGGCGCATATTCCGGCGATGCATATCGTCTGGCGACACATGATCCACCAACCGCCGGGGGCAACCGACAACACCGACAAGGGCATGTGGCGACTGCCGTACCGGGAATTTGTCGATAATCTGGTGATCGCGCACAACTACCACACCCGGCGCTGGCTGGTGGTGACCGACTGCGAGGGACACATCGGCGCGGATGAGTTAGTCGACTACGCCCGGATGGAAGCCGAACGGTTGGACTATGGCGTGCCGAAAGGCTGTCGCTTTGCCGTGCTGCGGATGTCCACTCACCACCCCGCCCCGGCGATCCTCAACAGTGGCGTGCTTGACCCGCTGCTGGAAGCCGTCAAGCGCAATATGGGCGATTACGACAACCCGAATGTCATCATCAGCAATAACGGCTACTTTGATGATAACAATGTGGACGGCTTGCGCACGGCTGATCTGATTCAGCGCCGGTGTGAGGATAAGTTCAAATTCACACCGGTCATCGTCATGGGCGAATACAACTATGACCGGGGCTTGACCAGTGAACACGGGCCGAATGCTGAGGGCATGAGCGCTGAGGTACTGAGTGCCAAGTTGAACGCGCGTTACAACGAACAGCTGCGCGGCAAACGGGTGCTGGTGTATTGCATCGGCATTGGTCAGGACAAGAAGGTCAAGAATTTCCACATGGACAATGACACCGCTAAATTAGTGGCGCAAAACGCGCCGAGATTTGAGAAGCCGCCGATGGTCGCACAACCTAACCCCTTAATTCAGCCGACGCAGCCACTCGGCAGCCCCAAGCGCGTCCGCATTGGTGGCAATCGCAATCTGCGCTACGGGCCGGATGATCGCGTACCCAACAGCGTCATTCGCACCCTACAGGCCGGTACGGAATTCGACCTGTACCCCGACACCAAAACTGAGGGCAATGGCTACCCCTGGTATTGGGAAGGCAATGGCTGGGTGTCTGACGCGAAAGGCACGGCGTTATTCGGCACCGGTTCGGCCTTTGCGGAAGTGGCTGACCCGGCCCCGCCGGTTCCCCCGCTGCCAGCGGTTGAGTCCAGCGCCTGGACAGCCCGGCTGCTGACCCTGACCCGCGAATTGTTAGACGCGCCATTCTTGGAGGCGGGCAAACACACCGACCTGGAAGGCAACGTGTACGATCATGAGCGCGGCAAGTTACTGATAGTCGTGAGCGCCAATACGCTGCTGGCGGTGTACCTGGACATCCTGTATAAGGCCGATGATCACCAGTTCATCGGTGTGAAAGTGGACGCTGGTGGTAAGACGCATATCGGTTGGATGGCGGTGGCTGTTGATGGTGTCGGTGAGCAGTTTGCGCCCCCCACCCCGCCGGTCACTGATCCGACCCCGCCGCCCATCGAAGAAGAACCGCCCATCGAGGATGACGATACGCAGCCAGCGCCGCCAACCGATGCCGAGAAGGAAGCGCGTAAACAAGCCTGGAAGCTGCTGTCGGATGGATTCAAGGCACTGGCGGAAGCCAACGACAAAATCGCGCAAGGCTATCAGGCGCTGCTGCTGCTCGAAGATTTGAATACTGAAGAGGCGGCGTAGATGCACAAAGAACCGATCACGTGGCGCGGCCTGCTGGTGCTGCTGTTTGCGCTGGCGGCGGTGATGGTGTGGCTGTCGTATCACACACAATCGAACGGGTGAATTCAACTATTCGGAATTTCCGGGTAGTTGCCAAATAGGAGAAACGAAACATGAATTCAATCAACATCAACTGGCGGGCTGCTGCGGTGGTATCGCTGGTGCTATTCGTCGTGCTGTTCGGGTTGCTGCCGTCTGTGTCAGCGCAGACCCCTGCCCCGACGCTTACGCCGGAACCAACGCCAGTGGTTGATCCTGTTGACGAAGTGCCGGATACCGGGCCGATTGCCGACAATCTGTTTGGCGGTCTGGGTGAATTTATCGAGAGCAACAACACTCGCATCGTCATCGGATTTCTGTTCTTCATCGTGGTTGCCGGTTCGCGGTTTGTGCTACCTGATACTGTCTTGGACACTGAGCGAATTATGGCGCTACTGGTAGCGGCCTTCGGTATCATCTACATGATCGCACAAATCTTTGGTTTCCAAGAGGTGTTAGGCAGGGCCATCGACATCGGGGCGCTGCTCGGAAACACCGCAACTACCCTACTCGCCATGCTCGGCGTAGCCGGATTGTCGTATGCGGCGCTGGGTTCTGGGTTGAAAATTCCGATCATCGCTCGACCTCAAGGCGCGAAATGGTTCAATATGGGCGAAGAGCCGCAGTTGATCGAAGCCAACTTCGCAACCCTTGAGATTGAAAGCGATGGGATTGCAGAACAGATTGCACGGGGTGTTGCTGATGGGCTAAGGCAGTCTGCGTACAAAGGCTAGAAACAAAACAGCGCCCGTTCTCCGCAGGCGCTGACTAGGTATCCCCCCGATTACGCCCGACTGGTTACGACTGGTCGGGCGTTTTTGATTCCGATTGCCGAGAGTTGTAATCCTCAACCGGCTTGCCTATGACACCCTCCCACCGATACGGTTCGTTGTCACTGATACACATCTCAACGGGCGTATCCGTTCCCTCAATGTGACCTCGTATTTCCAGCCATTCATAGCCTGCTGCTGTTCTGAATTCTGCCGACGTGACGACAATATCGTGCATTACACAGTGTGTATTCACGACGATCATGACATTGTGTAATATCATCAGCTCCCCTCTCCCGTCTCTCCCGGCCTATGCCCCGTTGCCGGGGCGTTTTTGATTCTAGCTCCGATAGCTGACATATCGCCGAGCAACTTCCCAGATACGTTTTGAAATGTAATGGTTGCGTCCGTTAAACACGGTGTTGATATGCGAAGGCGAGCATCCCACCATCCGGGCGAATTGTACCTGCGTGACTTTGCTGCGCTTTAACGCTTCTCGTAAGCGAAAGATATAATCATCATGCTGGGTATCCGATAGCCACCAGTATAAATCAATATGGTGTGCCTTCCCGCAGTAGATACAGCGCACTAAACTGCCAGTGGAAATCTCGCTAAATTGCGCCTTCCCACAGTCGGGACATTTTGCACCTTTAGGTAGTGACATCGTGTCTCTCCCGGCCTTGCGGCCTACCCTATCTCGTGTTCCGCTTCCAATTCCGCGATCACATCCTGCCAGAACTTGCGCTGCATTCCATCCACGTTCTGCGGCTGGATACTGCGTCCCATCTGCCACATGGCGTACCTGCCGATGTTGCGGGTGAACCACTGAGCGAGGTGGCGGTCATCAATCAGTTCACCGTCCACTGTGTAGTTGCGCCAGTGAGCCATTATAATGCGCTTGCCACGTGCGATCATGGCGTTGCGGCGTTTCCAGATGTAGCGTCCGTTCATGTCGTTCTCCTGATAGGCCCCGTTGCCGGGGCTGCGTGTGTGGGGTCTAGCTGTTCTTGTTCAGCCCGTACTTAACAACCTCATCCATGCTCAGTACCCAACGATCTTCGGTGATATGTTCCGCAGTTGGGAATACTTCATTGCGGCGGGTTTCGTCATTCAGAATGTCGAGGATGGTCTGTTCGCTTACGCCTGCGCTGGCCGCTGCTTGCCGAACTGACACCCGCACTGGTGCGTTGTAACCTTGCGGGCCGTCAACATCACTCTCTGGCACGGTTTCGGTGATGTAACCGAGTTCGGTGTCGTAGCTTGTGACCGTAACCATTTTGGTGGGTTTCATCTGTGAGGCGCGGCGGGCCGCTTCCGGGCTGACATCGTCGCCGGTCTGTGGTTCGTCACCGAAGATGTCATTGAATTTGCTGTGGTCTGTGCTGTTCATGTCGTTGCTCCTGATATGCCCCTGCCAGGGCTGCGTGTGTGGGGTCTAGCTGATGTGTTCTGAGCGAATGTAGTTGACGATCTGCTGAAACTCGCCTGACTGTGAGCGCCATACTTTGTAGACGGTGGTGTCGCTGGCGCTGTGGGGTTCGTACCACCCTGCGATAGTTCCCCGAACGTATTCGCGCACGAATTGTTCGACATTGCCGCAATCTTTCAGGGCTTCCGGGCTGCTGCCTTCCATGATCCAGGCGTAGGGCTGGCTGCTCTGGTCGCGCATGGTGAAGTCCGCTGCTGTTTTGATTTCGTTGCTGTTCATGTCGTTCTCCTTAACTTACTATACTTCTATCATAGCATATATATGCTTACGTGTCAAGCACTAATTCACGTTTTCTTCAGATTTGCTTTTCAGCGCGTGGCCCTTCGTTGGCATGTTATCGGGCCAGTGTTCACCCATCGCGTCAAACGCCGCCTTGAGCGCGTCTCGGATGAAGGCGCTGCGGTCTTGGTCTCCAAGCACAGCATCCAGCGCCGCCAGTTGTTCACTGGTGAGGATCAGCAGAATTTTGGGGTGCTGCGAGTCGCGTTTGCGGTATTTTTTGGTCATTGTGCTATCTCCCACGCTTGGGAAAATTCACGGTCTGCGAATAATTCAGCCAGGCCGCTGATCTGTTTGAGCCTGAGAACTTCATCGGATTCCATGCCAAGTTCCCGCGCGATTTTCGCATCTGTCCAGTTACGGCGGGATAGTTCCACCACGATCTCAGACATGTTATCCACCGTATGTTTGCCCCGTGCCCGATTGTGGCGGATAGTCGATGCAATCCGGTTCTCACGATCCTCACGATCTGCCCGGATGGTTGTTACCGGCAGATACCCGCGCAACCGTTTTTTGATCGCCTTGACCTCTTTGCCAACGCGATTGCGGTGAAAACCATCAATCACCTCACGGTGTCCGTTAATTGGATATGTGACAATCGGCTGCGTGAAACCATCGGCCTCGATACTGTGTTTCAATAACTTCATTTCCGGCGGGGCTACAACATTTGGATTGTAGTCATTGGCTTGCACGGTATCCGCCAGCACCCACAGTACGCAGTCTACAGGTTCATCACGCATAGGCGACACTTCGTGCAATGCCAGCTTTGCCTGATTAATCGCCTCAATGCGTTCGCAGTCATCAAGTTGCTGTAATTCGTCTATCAGTCGGTTGAGAGCGGAAAGATACCCCATTCGTTCCTCCGTTTCGCCATGAGTTGCTTGTATTGTGTGTGTGCGGTTCCTGTCTGCTGTGAGAAACCCAATCCCTTGCACCAGTAGTCATTACGCAGGAGCGTCTTGCAAATACGCCGCCAGCTTGGTGCTTGCCGTGCCGCTTCGAGGTCGGATGGCATCTTATCCGGGATACCATCGGGATACCCCAAGTCACGATACCATGCGATGAATGTGGCGATTTTATTCTTGTAGTGTTCGCTGGTTTTCTCCGGCATACTGTTCAGCAGTAGGTGAGCAAACGATTCCCATGTATGACCTTCTGGTTTGACGATCTTGATACGGCCTAGAATGTTGCCGGACTCGTTGGCATACAACGCGCCCTGATTAGCGCCGTTCACCCGTGCCACAATCCGCGCCCATGTCTCCGGTTCGATAATCTGGAACAGCCACAACCCCTTACGCTGGTCGTCACCATAGGGTTGGCAGATTCGCATCTGGTGAACAGATAACCCGGCCTGGTGCATCCGGTCATACAGTCGGTTGTAGGGCAGGTTCGTTTTGGCGTGGTACGTCCAAATGTCATTCGTGTGCCAGTCGTAAATCGGGTAAACATTCCAGGTGCTTTTCATGACATGGTTTGTCCAATTGCGCCCCTCGAACTTTTGTCCGTGTCCCGCGATTGTGCGCCAGCGGTTAAGACTTTCGCCCGTGCGGATACCCACGAACGTGGCAGTGAGTTTGCCCTGTGCGTACCAATCCCCAAACTTCGGTACAAATTCCTCAAACTCCATCGCTCGCCCCTGATAGTAGCGATAAAACGGAAGTGTCTCATGATCGGTAATCGCCATGTCCGGCGGTTGGCGTATCCAGTCATTTTCGCGCCCCGGTTCCCAGCATGTCCATTTTGGCTCGTAGTTGGACACGGCATTACGCAAGGCAATCGGTAAACATATCCAGTACGGTTCAATGTGGTCAGCGTACAGGTCGTAACACCGCTGGATATGATCTATGGTGAGCTTGTACTGTCCTTCGAGGTCAACGCACAGCACACCCGCCTTACGGTTGCGCCGCTGCGCTTCCTGCATGACCAGATGTAACATGACCGTGCTGTCTTTGCCGCCGCTGAAAGACACCAGAATGCGCGGGAAGATGTCGAATATCTCCGTAATGCGCTGCTGTGCGGCTTCTAGGACACTGATTCCGAGACCGACTTTTTCAGGCATTCGATTACCTCCTCTCTGGTGATGTCGTAGATATTGCCTTGTTCATCCACTTGCCAAAAACCTCTGTGTTCATGCTTCCACGAGATAGGCCAACAACCCTCATACACCCCCGGCGGCATGGCGAAATACATACGTGTACCTTTGCCGTTAGCTTTGCTGGCGTGGGTGTAATCGTAGGTGGCTCGGATGAACTCTCTAGCAAACCCGTAATGATCATCTAGTCTGGTAAGCCGAGCAACCCATGGCTTAGGGCGACTCGGCCAGCGACTGGAACCGATAATCAGACGGATACCGATCACTCCATACATCAGCGAACCCCGTAGGAGACCAGGGCCTTGAGTTTGCGACCTAGTAGATACATGCGAACGTCGTAATCTGCGGCAATACGATCTTTAACCTTATGGATGGTCAGATCGTGTTCACGAACCGGACTGTCAATATTCCATGTTTCAACCCGATAGTACGCAGCCTCTTTTTCAGAGCGTGGCACAACCTTCTCGATTGCAGCGCCAAAAGCATCAAGGCGAATTGATTTTGTGCGGTAGTAATCTGCGAATGCGGTTTTGGTTCGAGGTTCTTCACCAAAGTCTAAAGCCTCCAATTGCTCCCAAACATGCGGTTTCATCTCACTTAGGTTGCTCATAAGGCGGGTAAATTCCGGCACATCCTCAACCCGCTTTTCGCCCTGTCTGCCCCACCGTGCCAATACGAAGCCGCGCCGCATAAGAACCGTGCGTTTATCCGCATGTCGGATGATGCGGTCTGCCTCAAGTTTTTCGCGGTGGTCATGAATGTATTTCCGCACAACACCGGGATTTAAGCCAAGTTCATTTTCAATCTCAGTGGGTGCCATCTCCTGATTGGCAAGCGCAGTCACTTCAGATACCGCATTGCGAATGGATGCCAGGACATACTGCACTGCGGGGTAGATACTGGTATGTTCAATAACCGTGTCCCACTGCGTTTCACCAAATAATTGCATCTTGGCAACTTGATAGTGCGAGGCATCTATAATCTCAATACTGTGCTTCCACATTGGCTTGCCGTGTCCGGTGAACTTATAGTTAGCGGGGTCAGTGACCACTTTCACCGCGTAGCTGGCAGCGGCCTTGAACGGTATCAGACGTTTGTCGATTAGTCGGTCAATGCCATAACCATCTGGCGCGTCGCTGATGATTGCAAGTTGAATGCCTTGTGTTTGAGTAGCCATTTTGTATCCTTAGTAACTCTAGCGATACACCTATTAAACCACACTCTAGCGTTACTGTCAAGTATTTTCATGTACACTTTTATAAATATCGAAAATCCCCGTCACGGTGCGTTTATATGCCCCAACGTGGTATCCGGCATGGTGCTTCCATTCAACGCGCTACGGGCGGTATTTGGGCGCATTTTGGGGTATGCCTGATACGGGGCAGGAATTTTTGCAGCATCCCCCTCACCCGCCCCGCCCCACCGCCTCATTCGCGCCTCAAGTCTGCCGTCCGCAATCGGGGCAATACATACCCACTTCACCCCATGAGTTGTGCCGATATTGGTTTGGATGGTCACAGGTGGCTCGTAGGTGCTTCAACTGAAGCTGAAGTATTTCAATCTGATTTTCCAGGCTTTTGATTTCCTGTTTTATCCGCGCCGCCTCTTGACGAATTTCAGCTTGTTTATCCATCCCGCCCCACCGCCTCTCGCAGCGCGTTCATCGCCTTACTCGTCTCAACAGCATCGTAATAGTCTGCCGCCACCAGTACGTCCGCCGCCGCCGCTTCGATGGCTTGCAGGCGTTCGATATGCTCGCGTATCACATCAACGCCCGTCTTGCTAGAATCAACCGGGTTGTATCCCGGCAACCCCTCCGCGATCTTATGGTACGCATCCAGCATTGCGCCTTGCGTTCCCGGTTCTTTGCTGGTGTACATGAATTCCAGGCGTTCGATATGCGCCAGCAGTGTGTCGATGTGTTCGCCAGACCACTTAACTTCCGCAGACATAAAATGGTTTGCAGCTTCCTGTCCGGTTGGATGATAGTTAGCATCAGCCTCAACCTGATTAAGCCATTCACGCGCTTCGATTTGCCGCTCGCGTCGCTGCCGGATCGCCTCAAGTTCGTTGGGTGTTGTCATCGTGCGTCCTTTCGTTGCCTGGAACGGTCAAAATCAGATGTCGTAAAACTCAAGGTTCCCAAACTCTCGCCCGGTCATGGTTTCATTGTGCCATTTTACCGGCGTATCCTCACTGTGGTACTCACTCATGTAGTCGTTGAAATCATCCTCAAGACATACCATGTTGAACTCTCCATAGGCATCCTTGATAACCCAGACTTTCATCGGTTCATCACTGCGATACAATTTGCGCGTCTCCAACAATCTTTGAAGCCGTTGTCCCTGGTGGTAGCTCAAACTTCCATACATTTTGCGAATTCGGAAGTAGGCTTTAATGCTGTCGTTATTGTCTTGAGCCATTGTCAATCTATCGGCTGTTGTTTGCATCTCAATTCCTTTCAAGGTTTAGAATCGGTTTTATTCGAACTCATCACGCAATCAGCCGCAACTGGCGCGGCCCCGTCTGCCATCCCCTGCCCCGCGCCCGTTCCAGCGTCACGCGGCTACCCTCGCGTTTGTTTGTGGCAAGCATTCCAATATCACTAACCCGCCCTTTGTGATACCGCACTTGCGCCACCCAGCCATCTGATAACAATATCCCGGATTACTGGATTGTATCGCTTTGGCGTTGACATACGTGTACAGGCGCTCACCGGGCCAGCGTCGCCACGCCATATCCATTGCTTCTAGGATTAGTGCGCTGGCCTGAATACCGGACTCATTGCGAAACACCGCACAATTGATGCCTTGCTGTCCGCTGGCATCAATGAATTTCCGCCAGACAAACAGCGCGTTGCACTGGTATGTCAGCAACACCATTTTTTCACCCGGCCCGCCAATGAGATAGCGATTGCGTTGGCCTGTTCGGGACCGGAATGAGTAGTGGCGACTGTACAGCGCAAACGCACGGGGATCACCATCGTATGTGCCAAGCCAGTAACCATCACCAGATAACAGCGGCGAGCATTGTTGATGTTGACTTGCACACACCGTCACCCAGCATTCCAGCCACGCCAGCGCCTCGGCGATCACCCAGCCCAGCGCCGCCCACAGAACGCGCCAGTGGTACAGCACGAACACGCGCCCCACCTTGTCTACCCACACGGCGGCAAACGTGGCGGGCAGGCTGTCGACTTGCAGCCAGATATGTTGCGGGATGCGGGTCATCACGATGGGTACTCCGCATAGCCACAGGTTGGACACTTGAACTTTGGCGGCTTATTCCAGCGGTGGAAAGGCTCTAAGACGGTGATGCAATCTGGACACCATAGCGCCTCACGCGCGTTCTTGAGCGCGGCCTCACCCTCGCGCAACGCTTGGTCATACGTCAAGTACCGTGTGTATTTATCGACAGTGACCCACGTTTCGAGGTCGCGTACTAATCTTGAGACACGCCACTTGAACAACCCCAGCGAATGGCCTTTGTTGGTCTCCCATACCTCCAAACGAAAGTCGTTGATACGAATAAGATGGTCGCTCATGCCGCCCCCTCTGTCGTAACACTCAATAGCTTCCGCGCTATCCCGCGCTGGCACACATAGTCGTTGTAGCCCCGCGCCGCCTCGTCTTCGGTGATAAATCCGCTTTGCCGGTGTGTGACGTTATCGCACTGGAATGCGAATACCCACTTTGCACCGTCAAGGTAGACATTGGCATATTTCCTATCCGCCCGCCGCTTGGGACGTTCCCGATGTTCACACCGCCCCTCTAGCTGCTCGACTTCCGTCTGGGTCTTGGGTGCGCGTGTGCGGGGCAAGCCCAACTCGTGCCAGGTTCGGCGCGGCGCGGTGATGTGATCATCCAACCGGTAGCGGTCATAATTCGGTGTCTCGTTGAGGACGCGGCCTGTGCGAGTCATCCGTCCCTCCCCAGGAGCCAATCCGCGCTAACCCCCAGCGCGTCGCACAGTCTGGTGAACGTGTGCAACTGCGGGGTGAGGGTGCTGTGTTCGTAGCGCGAGATGGTGTCCTTGTGGTATGCGCCGATGGCGGCGATAAGTTGAACCTGCGTGAGTCCGCGCTCATTACGGGCGCTGCGCAAGCGTGTGGCGAATGTGGTCATGCAGCCGCTCCTTTCGCCCGCTGGTGCAGGCGTAACCGGGCGCTGTTCATCGCGCCTGGAAATTCGTCACCGTCGATCTGAAAATAGATATGCGCGTCGGCATAGGCCATCAGGTAAGCCGCTACCCGCTGCTGATACGGGGTCATGGTCAGGTTGCCGCGCATGAGGCTGTACGTTTCGCGCTTGGCATCCAACAGCGCCGCTTGCAACGCTTGCTGTGGCGGGGTGTACAGCGCATCCCGCGCCTGTGAGTTCATGTTCACCAGCGCGGCGGTCAGGCTGATGCTGTGACGTATCCAGTCGTGATGTTGGTCCGTAAGTTTCATCAGATTGACTCCACCGGGCCGCCGCGTCTGCGCAGTTCGGCCCCACTCATCACGATCCAATGCGCCATACCCTCTACCGCATGACCGACACGATCCCCCCAATGCTCGTTGAATTCGTCAAAGCTGGTGAGGTTGGTAGTCATCACCGTCGGTAGTTGGTGCGCGTAACGATGCCTCACAATGTCCTCAAGGCGCTGGCGGCTGTAATCGCTGGCGCGGGCAAGGTTGAATTCATCCATGACCAACACCGGCGCGTATTTGAACGTGTTGAGAATCTTCTGCTCGGTTTCGCCGTAATCGTATTCACGATCATTGCCGTGATTGAATGGCTCTTTAAGTGCATCCAGGATGTTGGATACCCGTTCGTACAGCGCCGGGATTTCCTTCGTGCGCAGATCGTTGACGATACAAGCTGCCAGTGAGGTCTTACCAACACCGGGCTTCCCTGCCAGGAGCAGGCTGTTTTTACTGAATTCGTTTGGCGCGGGCTGATCTACATCGACCATCGCGTAAGCCTCTTGTAGTCGGAACCAATGCCCCACCTCGGAACTGTGAGCAAAGACCATTGCCGCGCCAATCCCTAACCATTTGCCCCGGCACATGTCCGGTTGACGTTCGGAAAGCCGATACCAGTCCTGAAAGTCGAAGTTGGCATACTCCGCAGGCAGCGGCGCTTTGGCAATCAGGGTGTCGTATCGCGCCTTGAGATTGCGCTTGACGACTGGACAATCAGGATCAGGGCAGCGTACCGTTGTTTCGCTGTAGTGCATGGTGTTCGGGTCGTATGCGCCGTTAACCACGAACCCCGCGCCGTTGCAGATCGTGCATTCGACTTCCCGCGCCGGGGGTGACTGCCCCACCGTTGCAGCGGCCTGTTCAAAGTCGATTACCTTGTCGCTGGCTTTCAGTACCGCATTCAGTGCATCGCGTAAGCTGGTCATGCGCTGTCCTTTTGGCTAGCGCCGCGCCGGTTCTCGATGGCGTTGCGCAGGGCGGCTACCCGACCCGCGATTTCTTCAGGTGTGGCATCGGGTGGGTCGCCGTTGGGGGAGGGTGCGCCGGAACCGGGTGGGGGTTGTTTGCGTGTCGTTGCTAAATCCGTAATCATCCATGAAAACGGATAAGTCGTCTTGCCGTCTTTGATCTTGGATGCTGTTAGTTCTTTTGCATCATCCCTGGTGTACCCAGCTATCTGCGCACGAATTGCTGATATTTTATCTTTGTCGCTGGCAATGTAGGTTGTGCCAAGTGCTTCAGAATAGCCATCAATGATTGGATGCGAGTTCATGCTCCGAAGTTCAAAATTCTGCAAATGGGTGGGGAGGGAGAGAAAACGCTTAGCTTCCTCAGCGGTCAAAATCTTTGATTGAATCTCACTCTCTGTAGAACCATTTGTAGAAACATCTGAAGGACTCTCTGGTAACGGTGAGCCTACAGTAGTCTCTTGCTGTACCCACTGTGGTCTATTGGTGGTATCACTGTGGTCTATTGGTGGTACTACAGTGGGTATACCTACTGTAGTCCATTGGTCTATGAAGGCTTGGTATTCTTTTGGCTTTTTGCCGTCCTTGTGCAGTGGGCATCCATGCTGATTCCACATGACAATGAAGGCATCATAAGCCTCGTAATTGATGGTGTACCACTTGGTTTGATCGCCCTTCCGCTTGTTGTATTTGCTGGTAGAGATTAGCAGTCCTAGCTTCTCAAGGTCTGTGAACAGACGTTTGATTGTCGATTTGCTGTATATCTCAATGTCATCAGTCCATTTCTGATAACCATTGAATGTCCACCAGTGACCGTCATGGAAGTGAGATAGTGCCTTATCCTCATCATTCTCATTGTGTTCAAGCCAGTGTTGAACCCGGCGTAGCACGATGCTCATAGCAACACCCAGCGCCTTTGCTAACGGCTTACTGACGACAAGGATTTTCTTATCTGATAGATAGGATCGGCTCATGACTGCAATCCTCGTTCATCTCTAAGTTTTTGCCACGCCTGTTCCTGCCGTCGGAGTTCATACATGGCATCTAAGAATGCATCACCCACCGCCCCGTCAGCCCAATCAACAGACGACATATCATGTGAATTGTTCTTACGATAGCAAGTTGTGAAGGTGTAGTTCTCGCCATCGTATTCATAGAGGATGGGTGTGATTTCGATCAATTCACAGGCCAATAATAGATTGCTGTCTGGAATAGAGTTTCCAACAACAAAACCTAAAACCGCGCGGTTTTGAATTTCAGGAATAGGTAGCTCGCGCTTTCCAACATTCCATTCTTGGTTGTGTCTGCTGTAACCAATATCCCGGAGGTCATACATGTAGCGCAGGCATTGAGTAACCGTATCAGCCTTGATAGGCCCGCGCTTCAGTTCCATAACGCAGACTGCGGTAGGTGACTTGAAGACAATGTCCGGTCTGCCGTGAGAAAAGTTGGGCTGGCGGCGCAAGATAGTTGAAATCAAAGGTACATGAAAGTCGTGGCCGTCATACCAGAAGTTCGGTAGTGTCTTCTCAGGATTCGCAACGATCCAATCTTCCAGGTGTTTCTCGCTCGGTGCTTTCATGCCTCCACCTCCCCGCCATCGCTGGCTTCGGTCAGCGCGTCCCACGCCGCTTGTTGCCATGCTGCGGCTTCAGCGTCAATCTCCGCGTCAATCAAATGCACCTCAGCTTGCGCCCACGCAGGGGCGGGCAAACCGAAGGCAGCGGCGATCAGTTGGACGTGTTCTTTTGATAATGGTTCGTTCGGGGTTGCTGAATCGTGTTGGTTATTCATCGCAACCCCCGCCATCGCTGGCTTCGGCTTCACGCAACATGCGACCATGCCAGCACGTAATACACTCGCGCGTGGCACGGCAGTAGGTGCAGTAGAATTCTGAAGTTGGTTCTTGCGGGGTCTTGCCTGAATCGTTCGATTCATGCATAATAGGTTTAGCGGACATAGAAGGCTCCTTTCGTGTCCGTAATGGCCTCCGGCGGTGTTGACAGCACCCACCGGGGGTCACTTTTTGTATGGGGTAAAACACTCCCCTGATTGTACCATAAACGCTCTAATCTGCCAACTACAAACATGCTCTCATCTCCTATACCCGTCGCCATCAGCACGGGCTTACTTTTCGCTGTCCGCCGCGGTGTCGGGGGCTGCGGACTCGGCGGCCTTAGTCGCCATCAGTTTTAGGATGTACTGTGCCATAGCACCCTGCGCTCCAGGATAAAAACTCCCGCTGCTAAAGAATGGCGATTCGTGAATCTGCCACTCCACATGACCGTCATCGAAAAGTGTCAGATCAACCTCTATGGTTAGATCAAGTGTTTTCAACATCATTCACCGCCTTTCAGCGCGTCACGGGCGATGTCATCAGCATTCGCTACTGGCGATCCGTTATCACCCCACCTTCGACCAAATTCAATCATGCAGTCATTGCAGGCCCACAGCACGAACGATCCGTTATCATCCTCCCAGAAGCCATCCTCAGTGAGCGGGTGATAGCACTGCGGGCAGTACCACGCCTCAGCCTCGCTGTCCCAGATGGCATTAACAGGTTCACGTGTTTGGCTATCCATAAATTTGACATCCTCTCATTCTCCGTGATACAATCTCGGCAGTGGGCAACACGAAGCGCGTCATTGCGCACTCGTGCGCCCGACAAATACAGTGATGGTACAGACGGCCCTGCCAGGGGTCGTTTTTGTTTCCCATACCGCCGCTGAATTTATCTTGCTTGCCGTGTTTAGTCAAACTGTTCTCTAACCTCATGCCCCAACCACCAGGACGAATCCCGGTGGCTAGCGCTTATCTGGTCTACGCAACTCACCTGATATTCGAAATCAACAGATTGGTAAGTTGCAGCTTCCGAACAGGGTTGCCCCTGGGTAGCTCATAATCCGCAGTACCCGTCCTGACAGCCTTCCTAATCCAGAACGGATATGCTATAATTACAGTCATGCGGCGGTACAGCCCGCTCGTGCCAGAACGTAGGCCAATAGGCCAAGCGTGGCACGAAGAACCCGTTGGGTACTGTAATGGGTAGCTCATCTAACCCCCACCGGCACGGCATCGCATAGCGTGATCTTGCCGTCCAACCTTTCGCGGATCGTCGCCTCGAAGTACACGGTATCGCCGCGCTCCAATTCCAGGCTGTCCCATTCCCGGCTGGCGTGTATCCAGGTGTGTTCCGCCACCACCGGGCTATCGCGCCAGTCGCGTACATCCCGCAGGCAAGCGGTGAACACACGCCGTCCATCCTCCACGAAGTGACCGTAACGCTCAAACGTCGCCTCGAACATGCGGCGTTGCCCAACCAGCGGTTTGAGTGCGTACAGCGTGTGCATGATGAACATCTCAGCCCGCCTTCCGCAGTGCCAGCCAGGGCCGCATGTCCAACACGCGCGGCTGCGCTCTCGGCACACGCACCCTGTCCAGTCCGGCGTTGTGCAGCTCCGCCGCCCGCTGGTACACCGCGCGATGGCGCTTGAGTTCAGCGCGTATCTTGGGCGGGCGTTGGGCGCGTTTCCGGGCGCGGGCCTGAGTGCGCTGGCTTTTCCAATTGCGTGATTTTTTCACTCCCCCTTCCCATTCCGATCCCACGCCCTGCTCTGGCGCTTGTACCGCCGCACCACAGGTCGCCCACTGGCTGGACTAAACCGCTGCCCTGCCCGGTTATACAGCCCATCCACACGCGGCGTACTGGCGCTGTCTCGTTGCGATTGGTACTGGCTCACGGCGGTGTTGTAGCACCCGATCAGCTTATCGTCGGCGATCTCGGTGTAACGCTCATGCTTACCGGTGTCGTCAACGGTGCATTCGCGGGACAGCCATACACCGCCGCGCCGCCGGACGTTGTAGGTCATACGTTCGTGATCTGCCAGTTCGTAGGTGCGACTGGCAGGGTCAAAGAAGACTTCGTAATTGGTCATGAGGTTGCGTCCTCGCTTTCGTAGTCGGGAATAACACTGCGGGTATCGCGCCATAATCCCATGCCCCCGCCCGTTTCATCGTCCGGTAAAAAGAACAGCCCCGGCTTGATGATGTACCAGCCTTCGTCATCCTTCTCATCAGGCAGCGGGTCAAATACCGTACTGCCAATCACGCTACCTGTTTTCGTCAGGTCGTGGTGATGAGGTGCGAGACCGTACCAGTCAAGGCTGTTTGTGTAGTGTTCGGCTTCGTAGCACAGGCCAAGCCAACACGGTTGGCACAGTTCGTCACCCACATCACCATAGGTATCCAGGCCGCCGCTCAGTTCGCAATTGCAGCATTTGCATTTGGTGGTCATGATGGTTCCTCCCCGTGCTTGTATGCCTGTATCGCGCACAGCAGGCGGTAGTGCGGCGACTGTGGCCCGGTATGCGGACGTAGGCGATTCGCAAAGTCTTGGGCAGCATCCAATACCGGCTGCGCCTTGTGCCATTCTGTGATCAGCAAGTCCAGCGCATCGCGTTCTAGCGCATGTACCACGTCCCACTGGCGGCTGTCCACCGCCTGCATCCGTGCGTTGTGCAGCATAGCCTCCAACGCAGTCAGCCAGCGGGTGTCCTCGGTTTCGAGGTCGTGCAGGTTCGAAAGTTCTGTGTTGGTCATGACACTCGCTCCCATCGTTTCGTGCCATCATTCCCGTAGAACCCGCGCCAGTGGTCATCCTCCGGTAGCACGTTGTAGACCATTTCCATCGCCGCCTGCTTCTCTGCGCTGGGTGTCCAGAAGCCGCGCACCACTACCGTGAACCAACACGCCGGGATTAGCGCGGCGCGAAAGCCAGCGAATACGTGCTGTTTGGTGAAGTCTAGTTCGCACCAGACGATCAGGCCGTTGCGGGGGATCACGTACTCTGCCACGTACAGGCGGCCCGCACCGAGGCACAGGTCGCCTTGTTCGATGATGTGTGCGCTCATGAGGATGCCTCGGCTTTCGCTGCCATGTGTGTCTCAACGGCGGCAATGGCTTCCTCAGCGGTCATGGTGGCATCTATTTCTACGTCGTCCCACATTTTGTTGAGGGTGTTGATCTTGTGCGCGGGCGCGTTCCAGGGCATGGCGTTGATGGCCTTCCAGAAATCGGTGGTATTGAACGGCTCATCAAACTTGCCTTTGAATACAGGCGCTTGTTTGTCGCCATTGTCCGGCTTGGGCGCTGGCGCTGGTTTGGATGGCGCTTTGGGTGTGGACTTGGCAGGTTGCCGCTTGGCTTGTGCGGGCTTGTCTTGCTGCGCGTCGTCTACACTGTTATCTGGATCATCCAACTCATCACCTGTGCTGATAATGAACGTGGTCTTCAAGAAATATTTCTGCGCGGCGGTGATAGCCTTGTTGATTCCCTTATCCTGGTCGTCGTCTGCCTCGCTGTTCCACAGGCGTTCAATCGTTGCCCCGGTGTCAGTGCAGGCAAATGTGAAGCGGACTTGCAGGTAGGTCGTCCACTTCGTCACGGTGTAATTGTTGCCACTCCGGTCACGGCGTGTTACTTCGCTGCTTTCACGTCGCCAGTCCACAATCTCGCAAAAGAACGCAATACCAGCCTCAGACATGGCACGGCGTACAGCATCCGCAATATCCGCTTCAGTCACGAAGTCATAGTTGAAGTGGGCGTTGTGGCCTGTTTTCGGGATACGCTGCATATTGCCCATCACACGTGCCATCTTTGCGTACAGCCTGGCCTTGCCATTGACTGGCTCCGGCGCTGGTGTATCGACGGGTGCAGGTTCCTGTATGGCGAGAGGCGCGGCACTGGCAATCATCCGCCCCGCCGCACTTTCGCGTCCCTCACCCCGGCGGCGTATCTCATGCTCCGTGCCATCAGCGGCGATAATGTAGCGCAGGACATCACCGTCCATGTCGATAATGGCAGGAATGGGGGTCTCAAGGTCGCCAGCGGACTGCTTGACGCTGTAGCCTGCCTTCTCCATCGCTTTCAGGTCTTCGGCGAAAACGGGGATCACCACCTTACCGCCGGGAACATCGTCCAAAAAGACGGCGTGGGTAGGGAACATGAAGCCGCGCTTGCGGCATTCGAAGGCCACGATCTCAATGGCCTCGTTGTGGAATTCTTGAAGTCGGTCAGTCATTGTGTTACCCTCCATATAGATTTCTATTACCCCGGCGTAGGGCTGTCACCCTGCAACCGCCGGGGTTTTTGATTCCTTTAGGCCATGTGGCCTATCTTTCGAAAATCCAGCAAACCTTAACGGCGTACTTTGTGCTTTCGTGTACAATCAGGACAGGCAGGGTCAACAAACCATCGCTGGCTCCGCCTGACATGCATGTCGTGTTCTCAGGCAACAACGCGGCCTTCCACCTGCTTCAACACAGGCCACAGGGCCGTGTAGTACCTGAGACACACCTTATCAAATTGGGGCATGGGTGCGACTGCGATCTGCGTTGGGTTGTGCGGCTCTCGTTTGGCGACTTGTTCCGCTTGCCCGTGATACTGTGTAGTGACCGTTTCACCCGGCCCCTCCCTCGCTAACATCAATGGCCTGAATAACGTGAAGGGTGTTCGTATCACGTTGCCCAGCCGTGTCCCCCACCAACCCCGCGCAATGCCGGGTGGTACGGCGTGGTAATCCTCCATGCGGGGCATTATGCCGCCACCTGCAATGTTGGACGGTGGTAGAAGCGGTACAGATGCTCATCCACCGCCGCGCCGGTCATGATCGGTGTCACCAGGCTATCGACAATCCGCCACGACGGGCCGAACCATTCGACGCGGGTGACGTGGATGCGATAGCGATTCCATGCGCCCGCCGGGACGATACGGATGTGGGTATCGCTTGGTGATTCGTTGATTTTACTGTGCATAAGTCTATTCTCCCAATAGTATATTAACATAGTCCGGGCGTGTGTGGGGTGCGAAGTTTCAAACCATAGGCGACCTCCTGATGCACACGGACAGGGCGCTTCGTAACATGCGGTAATGTTCGGAGGGGATAACGATGTATGAGGGGGTGCGAATATAAGTTGCCACTGTCTTAAGCGCCTCGCCTTGATATTACCTTACGGAATGCCTTGCAAATCGAAAAAAATTCCTAAGAACTTCCGAACGAATTATGAATTTCCGCCCTGCCCGATTGCAGCCCGCGCCCGTTCGATGTCCAGTGTGGTGACTGGTGCGTCTTGGTCGATCTGGAAGTAGGACAAGGCGTAGCTGTCGATCACGGGCTTGTTGCTGCCCCGTTTCTTCTTGCGGCTGTCAACGACACGCTGTGCTGTCTGTGGGTAGGTCGTAACCGCGCCGGTTGCCATGAACGCATCGCATTGCTCGTTGATGCAATGGCAGTCGTAACGATCACTGTAGCCGACAACGACATTGTAAGGCGGGTCGTAGTGGTAATGGATGATCGCCAATTCGCCATTGCACCAGTGACAGCGGTTTGGGTCGGGGTCGTTTACTCCCGGAAGTGGTTTTGTGTTCATGTGTGTTGCTCCTTTGTGGTCACCGCCGGAGCCTCATGATAAAATTGATGAGGCTCCGACCCCGCGTATGCGGGTCTGGGTGCTGAGTTGAAAGCCTTGTGGCTCGGTTCTGGCGGCTAAACTAGATACCGGCCACAAGGCCCCTTTCGGTAGACTTCCACAGTAGACACCCTCAGCATTGCAAGAGGCTAAAGTAAAAGCCATAATTCCATTGTATTCATTGTGCCGCAAATTGTCAAGCAGATAGCGTTAAGATTATCAAACTATTCATAAAAGATAGATGCTTGACATGTGAATTGTGTTCTGTTATCATAAGGAAAGGACGATACGAGGTGGCAAAAATGAAAAATCGGCTCTTTGAGTTGATCCAAGAAAAGCAACAACAGGAGCGCCGGATTATCTCAGCATCAGATGTTGCCAGAGAGTCCGGTGTCCATCGGTTCACCATTAACAACTGGCTCAAGGGTGACATTTCGCGTGTTGACGAAGTGACCGCAATCAAGTTGTGCCAATACTTTAAGTGCGATTTGTCAGAACTTGTCTACATTGAGGGGCTTAAGGAAAGCTGATGGCAACTACCCTGCCCGACAACTACATTGTGTACTTTGCCAAGTGTGTCGATAAGGCCAGCGACGTGTACGGACTGGTCAAGATTGGATGCACGACAAATCGGTGGAGTAAGCGTCGTGCTGCAATACAGCGGCAGTATGGTGAGGTAGAGTTGTTAGGTTGGTTGGGTGGCTATCTTGATGCTGAAGCCGAACTTCACAAACGTTTCGCAAGATACAGAACTGTCGATGAATGGTTTGAGTTAGAAAGGCCGCTCATTCAGTTTTTGAGGACAGTGAATACTTACCCTCCACCAAGCACAGCGGGTTATAACAAGGCGGCGGAAAAGCAGCAGGAGCTTGAGGATTTGGCTGAACTTAAAGTTGCTGAAGCGAAACTTGCAAATCTTGAGCGACAGCTACATGAAGTTGTGCGCGAAACTAATGTTGCGTATGGCAAATTGGAATATGCACAAAAACTCAGAGATGATTTGAATGAGGAAAAAACCCTACTGATTAAGCAGGTCGCACTACTTGAATTCGGTGTGCCTTATGAGTATCTACTGTCATGATCTTCGCTTTTAAGTCGCTCATTTTCCGCCCTCAGGTGCCGAATTTCCGCATCTTTGGCGCGTACCAGTTCCTGGTAGAACCTGAGCGACGACAGCGCGTAATCAATGCCCACCTGCCCCGACTTGAGCAATTCAATCTCTCGCGTTACTCTCGCTGTTATCGCGCTGCTCACACTACCGTCGCTCTCAGGCGATACTTCAGGAATAATCGTGCCGTAGCGATCCTCAAGCGCTGCCAGGACGTTGTGCGTCTGCCCATCGTCGTCGTAGGTGTCCATAATCAGTTTCAGCACAGCCTGGGCTTCAGCATCATAAACAGGCCAGCGAACGCCTGGAATATCGCGTGTCACGAAGTATTGCGGGAACCGCTCAACATAACCCCGTGCTGTCGAGTAGTTCAAGCCAATGGCTTTCGCCATTTCTTTGAGGGTCTTATAGTCGCTCATATATCCCAAATGATAGCACTTGCGATAAGCTCGCGCTACCCCTTCCCCCTGCCCCATCGTGGCGAATGTAGTAAGGACACAGTAAAATGGCAGTAATGCTGCGCTTTGTGAATAGAATTTGCCGTTGCACTTTGTGATTCGAGGTCTGCTATGATAGGTATCGGGAACCGTGAGAAGTTTTCATTCTGGTTGGACTTGAGAAAGGATGACCAGTTTTTGCTGGCGGATATGATCTATGTGTTGAAAAAGAAACGACAGTTCGCAAGTACCATTCGTGATGGTATCCGGTTAGTGACCAGTCTCAGGGCAGGGCGGGTAAACGTGCTGCTCGAATTATTCCCCTGGGTGGTTGATGAGTTTCGAGCGCTGCCGGAACCGTCACCCAATACGGACTTGACACGACAACTTGCCAAGCTGGAAGCGTTACTGAGCGAACAACCCACCCCGCCACCCACCGGCACCACAGGCATTCCCGATGGTCACCCCCGCCCGCTCACCGCCCCCGCGCCCGACGACGACACGCCACTGGTCAAGCGCAAGGTCGCCAGTGACGGGGCGGAGTCGAGGAACAACTTCCTGAATAGCGCATTCAATTTGGTAAGCGAATAGGAGCGAACCAGTGATGGCTAAAACAGCGTATGAAGCACTTGAGGAAATGCTGCATTATATTAGGCCAGTATGGGGACGTGAGGTGAGGTTACAATCCCGGCATCCCGAATATTGGGATGGGTTCAATAGAGCCGTCGATCTTGGCTATATTGAAGAGAACAAAGATATACGAGACGGCCCCTACCGCCGCGAATTCAGACTGTTACGAAAGGGGTTCAATTACGCAAAGTCTGTCGGATTGATTAGTGATAGCGGCCACCGCGCCGCCAGCGATAGGAGCAACCCATGAGCGACCTGAACAAACGGATTGCGGCATTGGAGCAGCAGCGGCGCGAGGTCATCGCATCGCAAAAGGACATCCAGGCACAACTGGATCAGCTTGACCATGACCTTGAGCAAGCCGAGTCTGCGTTGTGGGATCACGAATACGGCTTGCCGCTTGGCTGTAAACTTACGATGACAGTCGAGGCGCAAGCGCTGATCATGAATAACAATCGAGATGCACATGACCCGCGTGGTACTCGCCACATCTGGCCTGTGGGGTCGATTGTCAAGTTTACGGACATTGACTTAGGCGACATGAGTGTGCGAATCAATCACTTAGATCGATCCTGGACGGTGGTTGGTATTCCCATTAATCTGGCCCAGGACATGCGCCGCGCGTTCCTGGCACTGGAGACACAACCATGAGCGACATGAACAAACGGATCGCCGAGGCGCTGCGCTGGCGTGACATTAAGTTTGTCACGCGCGATGGCAACATCGAATGGTACGGTATCCCGCCAGCGTCCCACTATGACGTATTGCTACCCGACTTCGAGCATGACCTCAACGCCGCGCTGTCGCTGGTGGCAGACCTTCCCGGTTTCAGCCTCAACCGCTGCAACCTGGCGGAATGGGGCGCAAAGTGGGAGGCGAGTATCCCTACCGGCACGGATGGCGATCCGTACTACATCACGGCGTACCACGACGACCCGGCCCGCGCCATCTGCAGGGCGTACCGGAAGCTGGTTGAGCGGGAATAGGTAGGCGATGGATAAGCTGTACAGTATCGAACAATATTACATGCTCAGGCAGTTGGAGGAACGCGCTGGAACCGAACCAACCACTGCCCGGTTCGAGGTAGAGGGCAAACCGTATTCTATCCAATCGCCGCCATTGTGGGACTTCTACATCGCGTTTGCCGATTACGCTCATGAGCATGAATTATTCCAGTCCTTGATGGATGATGAGTTGATCGAACCGATGTTATCATCCCCGCCCCGCATCCATGACGACTGGCGACGGCACTTCCCGGAACACCGTTACCGCTTTACGGAGCTAGGGCGTGATGTGGTTCAGAATCCCGGCAAGTGGGTAGAGTGGCTTGACATTCGGTTTGGGTTACGCGATGCACCGTACATCCCGCCGGAATTGGAATAGCGCAGCCTTAACCCAGCGTTGCCTTGCATTGACAGCCCAACTATTTAAGGGTTGGCACTATCGACTTTTTGTGCTATAATCAGAGAGTATTAAAATGCCAGTCGCGGTGCGCTAACACCCACTGGCCCTCTGACTATCAAGGAGTCAAAGCATGAATGATTCTATCCAAAATCACGAAATGAAACAATGCTTGATGTGCAAGACGCTTTTGCCGAGTACAGATGATTACTTTATTCGTCAAAATGTGTATCATGTAAAAGGTGGCAAAAGGAAGTTAAAGCGCTCTTATTTAACCTCACCATGCAAGGAATGTAATCGCTTAAAACGTAGTAAGAGAACCATATCCACCAGACGCTTATGTGATGACTATTTAGCTACTGATTGGATGTTGGCTTATTTTTACTTCAATGGTCAATGCGCTGTATGCAAGAAGAGGACTGTAGACGGAAAGTTACAGGCCGACCATTGGATTCCATTAAAGGTTGATCCAGTTGGACATAAGTGTACAAATATCCTTCCTTTATGCTCCTACTGTAACACATCAAAAGGGTCAAAACTTCCTGATGTTTGGCTTAAGAAGAAATATGGCGATGAGCAAGCCGAGGTTATATCTTGCCGTATTGAACATTTCTTCGAGTGGGTGATTTAACATGTTTAATGCTCCCCTGTTGCCAAGACTCACAGGATTAGTGTACAATGTACACTAATGGCATGGCAGCTATTCAGGAGGCGCATTGGCAACCCCGACCTACATCCCGATCAAGTATGGCATTGGCAACCACAGCGGGGCGCTCGGAACCCAGAAGATGGGCGCATACCGTTCTGTCGAATTCGAAGTGCTGTACCCACGCCGCGCACCACGCCAGCCCATCCGCATGGAGCCGCGCCCGTTCTACTATGATGAGGTAGGGGTGTTTCAATACAAGGTGACATGTACCCGCTGCGATATACCCCAGAAGCGTGAAGCCTTCAGTCCCGATAAACGCAAGCGCAATGGCTTGCAATCCTGGTGTCGGGAGTGTCGCCGGGAAGTGGCGCAGATGAACCGGATGGTTGCGTAAGCGTTAATTTGGCGTGATGTAAGTATTGACAGACAATGGTTAACCATGTTAGACTTCAGGAGAGTAAATGCCGCCATCGCGCGGCTGCGAAGCGCCCCTGTGGGGCGTTTTTGATTCACGCTCGGTAAATAAACGCTCGATAGGGCTGAATGCCATTATATTGAGCAGGGCGATAGTGATAAGCAACCCCCGGCGCATTCGAACCGTGTTGGCAAGCTTCACGGCAAGCCGTTGCAGCGCCGGTTTGCATCCCGGCCCGGACTATTCGACTGAGTAGCAGGCTTCCCAAAACAACCGGGCCGGGGCTTCATGGATGTTCAACCACCTCATGGATAACGATGCAGTGTAAAGCAAAGTCCAAACGCAGCGGTGAACGCTGTAAAAAAGACGCGGTGCATGGTGGTGAGGTATGCCATATTCACGGCGGTAAGTCCCTCAAGGGCATTGCAGCCCCGAACTATCAAGGCAAGGGGTACAGTAAATACATCCCGGTTGGCTTGCTCGATACCTATAACGATTTCGCAGCCGATACCGACAAACTGGCGCTGGATAATCAGATCGCGTTGGTGGATACCTACGCCGCACAGTTAATCGAATCGCTTGGCGATTACAGCAGCCCCGAATTATGGGAACAGTTGCAAGCGCAGATCGTTGAATACAAGAAAGCGCCCAAAGACGAAAAGCCGGAACTGCTGATCTACATCTTCGAGACAATCGAAGCGGGCGCGTCCTATGTGAGCAAATGGGACACGCTGCACAAAGCGATGGAACAGCGGCGTAAGTTGGTCGTTGATGAGCGCAAGCGGCGCATTGAGATGGAACAGATGATCCCGGTGGATCAGGCAATGTTGTTGATGGCCGCCTTGTTGGAAAGTGTACGGCAAAATGTCAGTGACCGAGACGCTCTTACCGCAATCCAAGCAGACTTCATTCGATACACTGGTACAGTACGTCAGCACCAGCTTAACGACGCAGACTAGCACCGGCCCCGGCGGTGGGGTGGGGTGGCAAGACCTCGATTTCCCCGACTTCTGCGAGCAGTATCTGGTCATTCAAGATAAGTACGACCAGTTTGTGCCGTTTATCCTGAACAATGTGCAGCGCCATTTTTACGAGACGGTGATCGCATCCGGCAACACCAAGCACCTGATTCTTAAGGCGCGGCGTTTCGGCTTCACCACCGTCATTCAGGCGTTCAACTTCTGGCAGTCGATGCGTCAAGCCTCGCGTTTCATGTCAATGGCGCATGATGAGACTACCACGCAGTTTCTACGCGAAATGGCCCGCATTTTCTACGATGAGTTGCCGAGGCCGTTGGGTGTCCAGCGCGAATATAACAATTACGGTCAGACCACCTATGATAATGGCAGTCGCACCACCATCAAGACTGCCGGGTCAAAGGTTGGTGGGCGCGGCGGTACGTTCGGCGGTGGTATCCATGCGTCTGAAGTCGCCTTTTGGACGGATGCCAGAAGTATCATGTCGGGCGCATTGCAGGCCGTTTCGCCGGATGCGTGGGTGTTTCTGGAAAGCACCCCCAACGGCGCTCAGGGCATGTTCTATGAGGAAGTGCAAAAAGTGCTGGCGGGCGAGAGCGATTTCGCGCTGCACTTCTACCCCTGGTTTATGTTTGACGAATACCAGGCTGCGCTGGAACCGGGCGAAACGCTGGCCTACACCGATGAAGAAGCGGCGCTGGTTGAAAAGCACAATCTGACCCCGGCGCAAATCAAGTGGCGACGGCGTAAGATGCGCGAGCCGGAAATGGACGTGCTGTTCACGCAGGAATACCCCGAAGATGTTGAGACCTGCTTTCTGACTTCCGGTAACAGTGCGTTTCCGAATGTGCATCTGGTGATGGGTGGGCCGTATCAGGATAAGCCGAAGCCAAACCGGGTGTATGTCGCCGGACTGGATTGGGGGCAGGATGAAAACTACACGTCGCTGTGCATCTTCGACCCGGACACTTTTGAGGAAGTCTACCTGGATCGCTGGCGGCATATGCTGTACGAAAGCATCCGGGCGGAAGTGATTAAGGCTTGCCAGTTCTGGCAGGTGGGCTTCATTGTGCCGGAAAAGAATTCAATGTCGGATAATGTTGAATCCCTGATCCGAGAACTTAGTACCGCAAGCCTGAAGACGACTGTGGAACCATTTACGATGACCCTACCTGAAAAGCACAACCTTGTGACCAGCTTCAAGGAAGCCTATCAGCAGTTGGGAATGCGGTTGCTGGATGTCAGTTACGCGAAACATGAAATGAATATCTTCGTCAAGAAACAAACAGCGACCAATCTGTGGACGTATGGCGCGGAAGGTAAAGGCGGTAGTGATGATGAAGCGCAGGACGATACGGTGATTGCCCGGTTATTAGCCCGCTATGCGATGCTGCGCTACCAATTGACAGGCGTGACCAAAACATCAGCACCCGGCCTGTACCGGACACCCTCACGACCCAAGCGACGGGGGCCACTAAGCTGATGACGAAAGCAAAGCAAGCACCGGCAAGCGTTGCTGAAGCGGTGGTGGAAGTGGATACCGTGATCGCCAATGGCACGAATGGTCGCCACAAAGAAGGCGCGGTGGTCTCCGAGATCGTGGGTCGCACCACGTCACCCTACACGCGCCATATCCCGTATCGCACCACTGTAGACCGCACCCAGGTCGATTACGCCTGGTGGTCGCGCTTCCGCCGGGGCAAAGAGGATGGGACGGAACTCGGCGGCGCATTCGCCCGTCCCATCCTCAATATCCTGGCGAGCTGGGTGTTGGGCAGTGGCGTAGATGTTGATACCACCAACGAGGTCGCCAACGAACGCCTGTCACAGTTTGTCATGGATGAACTGGACACGCTGCTGACGTGGTACACCGATGGGCTGGCGCTGGGTGATAGCTACCTGATCGTCAACGCCGATGGCAGCCTGAGCATGGCCCCGCCGGATACGGTGGAAGTGGTGACTGACCCGTTCGATTACAGCACGGTGCTGGCCTACAGGATCACGACCAAGCTGGAAACGGTGACGATTGTAGATGAATATCGCACCGATGGCCGCACGGTGATTATTAAGATGGGGGATGCCTTACGCGCTTCCCGACCTGACCAGATATTTGAATTCGCCAACCCCACCGGCTTAATGCCGGTTGTACCCTATCACAACGAACGGGAGGCCAACGAGACACACGGTCATCCGGTGTATGAGGGCTTGCTGCATTTGTTCATCCGTTACGATGACCTGCTGAATAAATCGCTGGATGGCGTTGAGGTTATGGGCAGGCCGATTCCGGTCTCCACCAGCGACAACCCGGAGAATGATCGTCGCGTCAATGCCACCCGCACTGACAACTACACCGACAAAGAAGGCAACCCGCAAACCGAAACGGTGGTAGACTTTGCCGAACTGACCATGCTCTGGCTGAAAGCCCCAGCAACCTTTGAGTTTGCCGCGCCGGGGCCATTCGCTGCTGATAGCAAGGCCATGCTCAAGACGCTGTTCTACTTGATGCTGGAACATACCGGCATCCCGGAAGGCGTGTGGGGCGGGGCGATTGCCAGCAGCATGGCCTCATTCGAAGCGCAGCTACCGGCGTTTGTGCGCCTGATTGACCGCTGGCGCAAGGCGCTGGCTGGGCCACTGCGTGATCTGTTCCAAGTGTGGTATGCGAGTGTCGCATTGTTTGAGTTCCTGCCGGTGGTCGAGGATATGACACTGACATGGCCGGAAGTCACACCAAGCGACGATGAAATCCTGGTCAAGAAGGTCGCGCAAGCCTCACTGGATAACCTACTGACCCGTGAGACTGAACTGCGGGTGCTGGACTTGGGTATCGAAGACCCGGCGGCGGAGGTCGCAGCGGCGCAAGAGGAAGCCGACGATGAACAGGAAAAGCAGCTAGAGATGACGCTGCAACGGTTGGAAGCGCAACCGGACACGGGTGACGATGAACCTGTGCCGAATGCGGCCTAATGCCCATCCAGGCCCCCCGCGCTTTAGCCGCTGCTCAACGGGCGTTCAAGCGTGACTTTCGCGCCCTGCGTACCGCCACCGCCCAGCAAGCCCGCATGGTGCTGTTGTCGGCGGCAAGGCTAGATGGCACAATCCCCGCTGACAACCTGACCCCTGTGCAGGAACGCATTGGGCGCATGATCAGCGCTGAGTACGTCGTTGGACGTAATGCCTTCGCACAGGATGGTGTCACGGCACTGTCACCCTATGCGCGGTTGCTGAACGCCGGGATTGCCAGCGTGACCCGCGCGGTGGTACATAGCCATCATGTCTGGCTGCAACGCAATGTGCCGGAGGATGTGTACCGTTGGCTGCTGTCGGGGCAGGGCATGGTGAGCGAACAATTCCACCCCAACCCGCTGGCGGATTACGACACGGCGCATACCTTCGTTGATCCCAACGGTTATATCTTGAGTGATCGCATCTGGCAGGTGAATGTGCGAGCCAGGGTGCAGGTGGATCAACTATTGGCAGAAGGTATCCGCCGGGGCGACAGTGCAGTAAATATCGCCAAGCGGTTGGAGCAGTTTATGGTTCCAGGCCGGGCGAAGATACGAACCCGCACCCCGTATGGAAACGATGGCAGCTACGATGCGCGCCGTCTGGCCCGTACCGAGATTACCGCCGCGCATGGGCGGGCGATGATCGTCAGCGCCAAAGCCAACCCATATGTGGAGACGATTGATTGGGTGTTGTCGCCGTCGCATCCTGAGATTGACATCTGCGATGATCTGGCGGCGGGTAGTCCGTATGCGTTGGATAGTGTGCCAAGCTATCCGGCACATCCGCATGATCTTTGTCATTTACGAAGCAACACCCGGCCTACGGCGGAAGTCACTGAGGAACTACGGGCGATGATCGCGGCCAACGAACCGCCGCCGTATGCCACACCTGCCAGTGAACGCAGCTTCTTATTCCTGCTGCTGGGGGCGCTGGCACTGCTGGATGTTGATCTAACGCGGAATTAACTTTCTACCAGCCAATCCGAAAGCGTCCAACCGGGCGCTTTTTTATTTGGAGAGTTTACCATGAGTGAACTGCTGTACAGCTTAGTCACTGAGTTTAAGGGTGACTACCCGGATGTGCCTTTCGCGCCCGGTGTCGAGGCCGGCCAATTCAACCCTAAAGAAGACATGTTTGTGACACTGCCCATACTGCGAGTCGGGGCAACCTCACGCAACGGTCTGACATGGAACCGCGCGGCGGTGGAACGGGTGGTTAGCCAGATTAACACCAAGCGCGTTGAGGGCAATCTGGGACACATTAAACCTGAAGACCGGTCTACGCGGTATGACCTGCCTTCATTGCGTTGGGTGGGAGCCATGATCGCGGATGATGGCACAGCCTACGCAAAAGCGTACATCCCCAAGTATGCGGACGCGGTTCGTGAGTATTTCCGGGATGCCAAGCGCACCAATGCCCGTGTTGGAACCTCAGTCTATGGCTTGCGCGGTAAGCAGGGACTTGAGGATATGAACCTCGAAGATTTAGACATCGGGCATTCCGACAGGGTATCACTTGAGGATAGCGCGGCTATCCCGAAAATCACATCCGAAATAGCAAACGAGGACACAGACGTGAGCGAGAACACGAACGACGCGCTGGTGGCCGAACTGCGGACAGACCGGGACGCACAACGCGAATTGGTCAGCGAATTGCAGGACACCATCAAGGCGCATGAAAGCACCATCGCTGAACTCGAAACGTCCCAAACCACGTTGCAGGCGCTGGTTAGTGAATTGTCGCTGGATACGGACAATCCGCTGGCTGATGCAAAGGTGCTGGTCGCTGAACTGGCGGCCACCCGCGCCCGCAATCTGGTCACAGACGTGAAAGCGGTGATCGCTGAAATGGTGGAACTCAAAGAGTTGCAGCCATTCATCAGCGAATATCTGATCGAAGAAACCGACGACGGCGCAGAACGGGCGCTGGTCGGGTCTGTCGATGAAGCCAAAGCACGGGTCACGGGGTTGCTTGCCAAAGACAACTTCAAGAGCCTTGCCAAGTCCCTGGTTCGTGAGCAGCGCGGCCCTAACGCTTTTGTGCGGGAGTTTCAGGCAGACGGTGATGGTCTGAAAGTTGATGACAGCCCCGAAGGTCGCGCCGCCGCCCGCAATTATCTGGGCATTGGAGGGAATAGCTAATGGCCGTTACCGCAGCAAATGTTCGCGCTCTTGAGGGCGCAATCAAACGGCAGTATCTGGCCGGGGGTACGGTAGCAATGGGGCAGTCGGTGTATAACGCCAGCGATGGCGATGTCGAACTGACCGATGCTAATGTCGCCGTCACCAGTGAGGCTATCGGTGTGATTGTGGCAGTAGGCGATGCGGGTGAAACCACCGCCGCAGATGGCGATGCCGTGACCGTGTGTGTATACGGGCCTGTGGGGGGCTTTTCAAGCCTGACCCCTGGGGCGAAACAATATGTCGGGGAGACAGCGGGCGCAATTGTGGAAACCGCCCCCACCGGCAGTGCAACCTGGACAAAGCCAATCGGATATGCTGAGTCGGCGAGCGTTCTGTTCGTCAACCCCAACATTGAAGATGCCAGTAGCAATAGCTAAAGGAGCGTGAGACATGGCTGAAGTATTAGGCCCCATGCAAGTGGTGCAGCAGGCGCTCCCGACAGGCGTTGATGGCACAAAAATTGCCGAATGGCAGATGCGCGATGGCACGAACTTCGGACAGTTCATCGCACTGGTCGGAACCGCCATTGGTGACTTCAATCAGGAAATGATGCGCCGTTGGGGTGGTGTGCTATCCATCACCGAGATGGATCACTTCGAGTACCCCGATGGTGGCAGCGTTACCGAGATGCCCCCGATTACCGACATTGACCGCCCGGACATCGTGCATGGTCAGACCATTGGCCACATGATTGAACTCAACGCCTATGGGCGGGCGCTGGGTGGCTCATGGCGGTTTTTCCGGGATGCGCGTGCGCCGCAGTTGCGCAGCACCATCCAGACCTTCACCCGGCAGGCCGAATGGCGTTTTGAAAAAGGCTTGCTGACCCGCGCCCTGACCAATACGGAATTTGCGATTGGTTCAGGCGGCTACAATGTGCCATTCGTGCGCGGAACCGGCGGCAATGTGGACTTCACCCCGCCCGCGTTTGGCGGTGAAGCATTCGCATCCAGTCACGATCACTTCATCTTCAACAACACCGGCTATGCTGAACTGTTGAACGCGATGGCAGAAACCCTGCAAGAGCATGGACATACTGCGCCGTTTGACTGCACGGTGAGCCGGGCGGATGTCGCCAGCTATGCGGCGGAAGATGACTTTATCAAGATGGTTGCGCCGACGGTGCAGATCATTGACCGGGGCAGCGAAACCACCGGGCCGCGTTTCTTCAATACCGGCACGCCGATGGTGGCGATGGGTGAACTGTTTGGCGGCTTTCAGTCCGATTATGGACTGATTAACCTGTACAGCAGCGCCCGTATCCCCACCGACTATGCGTGGATGTACAAGTCGTATGGCAACAACGACCCGCGTAACTCGCTGGCCGTGCGTGTTCACCCCGATCAGGGCTTCGGGCTGTTCATCGTAGTTTCGGCTTCCGATGAAACCCGCTATCCCATCAACCGCCTGAATGTCGAATTTGAGTTTGGCGTCGGCGTGGGTGAAGATCGCACCAACGGCGTGGCCGGGAAACAGAATTCGTCCTGGACGAACCCGACCATCAGCTAGACTGAGAGTCACAACGTGATATAATAAGGGGGTGAAGGTTGCCCCCTATTATGGAGTGTGAGCATGGCCTCGAAAGTCACGGACGATCAGTTTTTTGCAATGGTTGAACGCGATTGGGAGTGTACATTGAGCGACGAAGATCGTGATATGCTGCGCGGGACATTCTTGTACGCACGATGGAATGCACACCTTGCGATTGAACAGTTCAAGCATGATTTGGTAGCCGGACAACCGAAATGGTTCCGTTCGCTTATGAATATCATATTCAGGGTGTTGCCAAGTGCCTAGCATATCACTCTTTGCCACCAATGAGTACAACGGTGCGGCGGGTTACGGCTTGATGGAACGCGGGCTGAAGTCCGGCCTCGAAGCCAGCGGCGTGACCGTGACCGACGACGGTAGCGGTGACATCGCCATCCTGACTGGCAATCCGTTATGGGCTGAAACGTACAGTCACAAACGACTGTGGGCCTACACGATGGCTGAAAGCACGAAGGTTGCGCCGGAATGGGTCGATTGCCTGAACCTGTGCTATGAGCGCGTGTTGGTTCCTTGTCCGCCACTGGTCGAAATCTTCCAGGGTAGC